ATTGACAGATTTTGCGGGTGGTTAAATCGTTTTACGACTCCCAAACATCATTCCGCTCTAAGCAAAATCCGTTGGCCGGGGTGGTTTAACTAAATGAACGAAAAGCTAGGAATTCTATGTTGCATTGGCTCTCCCCGGATGGCCAAGGCGGATTCCTTCTTCACAAATCTCAAAAACTTCCCGCCCAAGCATGAACTCATCGTTTACAGTGAGCATAATTGGAGCAAGCAATGGCCGGGAATATACAAACTGAATGCGTCTGTTGAGATTGCCAAATGCGACAAAAACCGGATGGCGGTTCACAACTTGGTGTTTCTGGCCGGACTGCGAATTGCGGCCAACAAGCGATTCACGCATGTAATGATACTGGAACAGGATTGCAGAATGAACGTCGCCGGATGGGATGACATCATTTGGCAGGAATTTCTGTCCAAAAACCGCAATGCGATTTCTGGCGGGACGTTGGCCGTTTTCAATCCTCACTCGTATAACCGCCAAGCCGCCGAGCATTTCGAGACTCTGCTTTCTGATTCAAAGGCAAACCGACTGTTGCCCATGCCCGTATTCGGAACTGCCGCGCCAGCGCAACATCGGGATTCAAACGTGTTCCCAATAGGCGCATTTTCGATTCACCGGATGGATTGGCTGCTGAAAACATTCCCCGAAGCTCTTGGAACACCGCAGCAATACATTGAACTCGCGCAGACCATAAAGGTGTGGGATTACGAAATCGGTTTGCGGTTGTGGGCTGAGTTCAAGGAAGAAACCTATCATCAGGTGGTCAATCTTGAGTCAATTTATTCTGGTTACGGAAACAACATCTGTTCTGAGGAAGAACGGATTCAGTGGCTTGAGGAAAAGATGGTCGTCGGGATTCACCAGATAAAAAGCAACTGGCCGGGGCCGGAACCAAAACCATGAGTGCATTTATTCCATCCAACCTTCAAACCGACCACTTCACAAGTCACTCAGCTTTGTTGCCGGTTTATGAGAAGCTGTTCGCGCCAACCAGGGACACGAAGAATTCCATCCTCGAAATCGGCACCAATGACGGTGGCGGAATCAAAATGTATTCGGATTACTTCACCCATGCCAAGGCGTTTGCAATGGACATCCTGCCGACACCCCCCGGCTTGGGGCATGGACTGATTCAATACTTCCAGCGAGACGCCTACACCTTGGATTCTTTCAACTTTATGCACAAGCATGGCGGGAAGTTCGCCCTGATTGTTGACGACGGTTCTCACACTTTGGAACATCAAGTCTGGTTCTGCAAAAACTATCCGGCGCTACTGGCACCGGACGGCATCGCCATCGTGGAGGACATTCAGGAGTGGGAATATCTTAGTTTGTTATCCACCATCGTTACTTCTGGATTTAGCAGTATGGCGATTGACCAGAGGCACGTTAATGGGCGGTTTGATGATTTGATTTTTGTGATATGGCCCAAACCATGAAACTCACCGTCATAACTCCAACCGGCGCACGGCAAGAGGCTTTCAAACTCTGCGAGCGTTACGTTTCTCGGCAGACTTTGCAGCCGCATCAATTTATTGTGATGGACGATGAAGTTCCCCGAACCATATGCACGATGGGGCAGGAATACATCTTCTGCCCGCAGTTCAAGGGGCGCATGAGCCTGTTGAATAAAATTGCGTTCCTGATTTCGTCTGGAAAAGTTACGGGTGACGCGCTTGTGTTCGTAGAAGATGACGATTGGTATCATCCGAAATGGCTTCAATTTTGCTCTGACCAACTCGAAAAATACGACATGATCGGCGAAGGCCACGCCTTCTATTACAACGTGCGCTACCGCTACTGGATTGATTACCGGAACATGAGTCATTCGAGCCTGTGTTCAACCGCGATACGGTCTAATTTATTCCCGAAAGTGCTTGAACTGTGTGACACGACAACCAACAAAGACCCGTTTTTAGACCAAAGAATCTGGCTCGACAACGGCGGGATAAAATGCTCCAAAAGGGTTTTCCGTCCAGACGCAGGAAGGTTGGTTATCGGGATTAAAGGAATGCCGGGACGCGCTGGATACAATGTCGGGCATGACAAGATGGCACAAGACGCGATACGCGAATTAAATATGGCCAAACTGAGGACGCTCATTGGCAGCGATGCGGACGCATACGAACAATTTTACAATCCATGAACGAACCCGAAGAAAGCAACTGGCTAAAATTCCTAAGACATCTGGCCGGGAGGCCAGACATCAAGGGGATTGAGATTGGAACTTTCAGAGGCGAGTCGGCTGAATGGGCCATGAAAAACATATTCACGCATCCCTCTTCATGTTACTACTGCGTTGACCCATTTACATTCTGCGAACAAAAGGAACACGGCATGGATTGTACAAATGTTGAACAAGAGGCGTGTTCCAGACTTTCTGTATTTCCACAATCGCGCATTATCAAGGGATATTCACAGAATGTATTAAGGACGTTTTCACACAAACTTGATTTTGGATATGTTGATGGAAGCCATAAGGCAAACGACGTGTTGAGAGACTCTGTTTTACTATTTGACCTGATGAAGGTTGGAGGAACAATCATCTGGGATGACTTCATGTGGGACATTACTCCTGATGAATTGGACAAACCAAGAATCGCAATCGAAGCATTTCTTAAAATATACGCCCACAGTCTGCGTGTAGAGTTTGTCGGCTGGCAGATAATCGCGGTTAAAACCAAAGAATGACATGAATGCTACAAAACTTAAAGGATTAGGAATGTGGACTAACTGGCAGGAAAACGTCAAAAGTGCAATGCCTAATTTCGCCAAGAGTCCAATTTATGTTTCCCAAGACAGTTACCCCGAAGAAAAATTCAGAGAGGTTGCAAAAGCAGTTGCCGAATTGGGGCCGATTGACATTGAAGGAAAGATCAGAGACTCCGAGTTTGGGGCTAGAGTTGTGGAAACTGAGTTGGGCGGAGTTACTAGGATGTGGCTGGATGGAAATGTTGAGATAGATTTTATCAGAAGAAACCTGCCCGGACTACAGGGTATGAGAGTTCTGGATATTGGGTCTGGCTATGGCCGGTTGGCGGTCATGCTCTCCCCGCTTGTTAAATCTTTTACCTGTATTGACCCGGTTCCAATCTCTGAAAATATCTGTCGTTTTTATACCAACAAGTTCTCCCCCGCTGTGAAGGTTTTGAGCATTGATGAGTTTGTAAATAGTCCGGCAGAGTTTGATTTAGCTATTAACACTCATTCATGGAATGAGTGTATGCTGCCGCAAATTGAGGAATGGATTGATGCGATTGTAGAATTGAAGATTCCCTATCTTTTCACCGTTTCACACGGCAATTCCGAATCGGCATACAAGGCATGGTTCAACGGAAGCCTACCATCATTCAGACCGGCAATCGAAAAACATTTCACTTTGGTTAAAGAAGAAATTCTTGCCGTAGAAGGAAACCCCCATGCGCTATGGATACGAAAATGAAAATTCACTGTCACCTTCTTACCCGCAACGAGCAGCACATTCTGCCCTACTCCCTGCGCCATTACGCAACATTTTGCGAAAGGATATTTGTTCACGACATGGGCAGCACTGACGGCACTCTGGAAATCGCCAAATCGTTCGGAGCCACAATTCGTAATTGGGACACTGGCGGGAAGTTCGATGACAATCTTAACACGCGCATTAAAAACGAGTGCTGGTTAGGGATTGATGCTGACTGGGTGATGGTCTTGGACGCCGACGAGATTATTTACTTTCCGAAAGGATGGATGAACACACTGGACTCATACGATAGGCAAAGCCTTGCCGTTGCGCGTCCTCACGGATTCGAGATGCTGCACGATACTTGGCCAAATCCAAAGGGTCAGATTTACGATGAAGCAAAGTTTGGTGCCAAGTTGGACGACTACTCCAAGCCTGTTTTATTTGCCCCCGGCAGAATCGAGCGCATCCGGTTTTCCACTGGCGCACACTCTCTGGACGAAATTAAGGTGGTTGGAAATGCCGCACCCGAGAATCTGAACCAATACTCATACCCGCTATGTTGCCTGTTGCATTATCACCAGATTGGGCCTGCTGAACAGATTGCGGAGCGGTATGACGACCACACAGCCAGAATGTGTGAAGCCAACATTAAGAATCGTTGGGGTTGCCAGTGGTCGGGGAAAATTCACGTCCAAGAAAAGAGAAATTTCATTAAAAATCACTTGGAAAGGGTGATACCTTAAAACCATGAACGCAAAAGAACAATTCATCTCCCACAAAGAACTTGCCGAATGGTGGTCGTCTTTCGCCAACGACCCGAAGTTCGACACCGTTATGCTTTACGCCAGCAACGTAGCATTTGAGGCGTTTCCATCGGCGGAACAGCGAGAAGGCGTCTTGAGATTCAAAGACATCCTTCTGACGCTCTCAAATCAAGACGCTCCCGCCGTTGATTTCCCGCAGCCCGGACTGCAACACAATCTCGACACCAAACGCAAAACCACAGAATCCAAGAAAGGGAAATAATCCATGCTAAGACGCCTATTACTCGACCCATTGCCTGTCGGCGGCGGCGGAACACCCGCTCCCGCGCCGGTCAAACCAGCCGCCACACCAAGTCCAGCCCCGGCCACTGCCGCGCCCGCTGCCCACACAGCGCCGCCCGCCGCTGCGCCAGCGACAGAATTGGCATCCGATGACCCGTTTGAGCCGCCGAAGAAGCCAGCACCTGCCACAGCCCCGGCAAAGCCCGCCGCCGCCGCTCCTGCCGCGCCAGATGAGATTGACAAGCTCGCGCCAAAGGAGCTTCGCGAGCGAGTCAAACAGTTGCGGACTGAATCCATGTCATCAGGCAGCAAGGTCAAGGAACTGGAAGCCAAAATCAAATCCTTCGAGTCACAGGGCAAGGACACAAGTGCCCTGACTGCCCGCCTGACCGCTCTTGAAAAAGAGAAAGATGAATTGGCCGGTAAACTCCGGGCGGCAAACTTTCAGGAAAGCCCGGAATACAAAAAGAATTACGACGAGCCTTTCAATCGCATGGCAGAAAAGGCGCAAACCGTCATTCCAAACATTGTAATCACCAACGAGGACGGAACGACCCGCAAGGGGGCGTGGAGCGACTTTCAAAAGCTGTATGCAATGGACGAAGCGAGTGCCCAGACGGCGGCAAAAGAATTGTTCGGTGAAGCCGGGGCCGGTCTTGCTCTGCGCTATTTCAACGAACTGAACAACCTTGACGACAAACGCAAATCTGCGCTGGCAGAGGAACGGGCGAAGTGGAAGGAAAAGACCGACACTGAAATCGCCACTCAAGCCACCGAACGGGAAACGGTTGGCAAGACATGGCAGGAAACCAACGCCCGCCTTTCCGAATCCGTTGATGATTACAAGAACGACCCGGAGGACACTGAGTTGAATGACGCCCGCAAACACGCCCTGTCCATATTCGACTCGCAGATTCAGGCGAAAGATCGCGCCGAATTTATCAAGAAGAAGATTCTCCGCGATGCCCATGTCCGGCAGCGTGTCGGGGCGTTCCCGGTGATTAAAATGCAGTTGACCCGCGCCAATGAGAAAATCGCCGCATTGCAGGCCCAAGTTGACGAGTTGAAGGGAGCGGCTCCCGGCAAAGTCCAGCGACCTGGCGGGGCGGAAGGCGCGGGCACGGAAGAAGATTGGGGAACCGGATTGAAGAAAGCGGTTACGCCGGAATAACCATCACCGAATCATTTCACGCCCCACTGTTACAGGTGGGGCTTTTGAATTTTGAAGGGGTTGGCGGGCGGGCGAGTTGTCGGAGCGGCTGTTTCGCCCTTGTTCCAGTCATCGGACACCCTGCCGCCTGTTCCGGCCATTATGATTCCGGTAACAAACGCCTTTGTCAAAGCGTGGTCTTGCTCTGATGTCGTGGATAGCTCATGGCTGTGCCAGATGTCATTCATGGCCTGCTCAACGGGAATTGGGAGAACGATGTCAGACAGAAACTCCGGCCAAGTGTAAGGCTTGACGCCTTGCGCGGCGAGACGCTTTGGAACTGGCGGCGGTTCACCGTAGCCGGGGATTTGAGGCAGCGGCCTATCGGCATAATCGCCCTTTGTGATGACGGAAATAATCGGGCTTAAAAACGGACTGGCTTGAGTTCGCAGATACGAGCCTGCTGTTTTATACATGGATTCATCCGGGTAAATCAGATACTTGGTTTTACCGCCGCTCCCCGCGCCGATTTGGTAGAGTCTCAACGGCAAACGTGCCATTGTCAGGAACGGACTTCCCCAGGCGATGTTCATCCCGGCAACGCGGAATTTCATAAAGTCGGACGCCATCGGATTCCACCCGCCGCCACCAAGAAATGCGGGAACTCCGTTGAGTTTCTTGTCGTCCCCAAACAGATTGTTCAACTGCTGATTGGCCAGCAACAGGCCAAATCCAACGGCGGCGACTTTGGCCTTTTCCTTGAACTGGTTTTTGACAAACCATTTCTCAGCGGGAGTCATGTCGCCCATCTTGACAAGACTATTTGCGGCGCGGAGTGGGTCAGAAACCATCACGGCCACGCGGGACGCTTCCAGTTTAGGAGCGAACAGGGCATAACTGGCAGCTTTACCAAGTTGTCCGGCTCCGGCCTTGGTAACGCCCGTCATGTGATTCACAGAATCAGCGATGGCCTTGGCCATGCCATCATTCTGCATTGATTCAGGCAGTTTGTCCCATTCGTGATCGAATAGGTCTTGGCGAAGGATTTTCAGGACGGAATAACCGCGTGTGCCCATGCCTTGAAGTCGTCCAAGATGCGCCTTATCCAACTGCGCTTTGAACCATGCCGCCATTTTGGGAAACCCTTGAGCAAGCTGCGGGTCATTGAAATCCTCCATCTTGTTCATGTCATTCACCAAACCATTACGCTGTGCAATGGTGTAATTTGGACGGCGAGCAAGCGCGGATTTCTCCATCTCAAAATACTCCGGGCTGGCAACTAGTTTATACATCTTGCCAAAGTTCTCCCCGAACACGATTGGGTGTGTGGCGGCGACCAGGGGCGCGTGAGTTCCCATCGCAACCGTGCCGTGCAATCCGACCTTCATTGAAAACATCGTCTTAGCCGTTGCGGGTAACGCTTTTTGCAGCCAAGTTTGCTGTGAATTTTCAACCCATCGTTTTGCGGACTGTTTGAGCATTCGCGCTTGGCGCTGCTTCTGCCACACGTCATCGGCAATCCGCTTGACCTGCTTGGTTTGCGACAAACCGCTCAAAACATCCTTGGCAGGTATGCCTAAATCATCTGCGAGTTTATGAACCGTGTCACCCATGTTGGTGTCGCCCCTGTTAATATATTCATCCTTGGCGCGCTGCCACAGAGTCTTGACCTGAATTGGCGTCATCGGTTTTCCAGACTGATAATCTTGGAAAACTTTCTGCTGTTCAACCAAATCAGTCGGGACTTTTGAGCCACCAGTTTTCTTGACGGCTTTCTTCACTGTTTCAGCATTTGTCCCGTGCTTGTCGCCCTCGGCGTCCACCAGCTTTTGAGACGCATCGAAAATGGTTTTCAAGTGTGGGTTAATCTTGTCCCCAAACTCATCCACCATCACCTTTGACCACTTGGCGAAGTCGAGTCCCCAGTGGGCAATGTGAGATGCCCCAATTTCGGCCACGTCGCGCAAAACAGTCGGGTCAATGCCCGCCCCAAAAGTGAACGCCCTTGCGCGGATTCTGGCGCGGGCAGCATCCGCCCGTCTGTCGAGGCTGGAAACAATCTTTTCAGCAATCTTGATGATGGTGTCGCTGTATCGCGGCTTGCCCGTTTCCGTCAGGTTGTCAATAGCGGCTTGCAGGCTAACTTTGGCTGGTTCAACAGCCTTGTCCGCATCCGACACTCCCTTGGCGATTCCCTTGGCCTTTGGCTCAAGATACTTCGGCAAATCCTCTCCGGTTACATCATGGAAAGCGCGGCTTATTCCGGTAAATGAGCCTGTGTCCAAATCGGTTTCGCCCTGTTGCGCCATGCCCTGCTTGTGCCATTCCGTTTGGATGGACTTTGTGCGCGTGTCCCAATCGGACAGGGCTTTTTGAGCCATTCGGAATTCCTTTGAATCCGTCCCAAACTTTTCCTCGATGTTGCGGGCGGCTTTGGCCAGTTCTTCACCCTTAGCACGGGCAACGGCAATCAGGTCGAATGAAGTTTTCTTGTCAGACTCAAACTGGCGCAATGCCTTTTCAGCATCGCCACCGTTTTTCAAAATCTCACGTCCCCAGTCAACGGCAGCTTCCGCGCTGACGCCCTGACCGGATGCCACGGGAGCAACCTGTCCAGCCTTTGCGCGAGCCTCACGAACGCGCTGCGCGATGCCGTAAACGTCACCGCCATCGCCTTCCGCCCAACCACCGCCAGTATCCGGCCCTTGCCTAACTGATGGGCTTCCGGGGCCGGATAGGTCTGGGGGATTTGGCGTGGGCTGTGATTCTTTAAATCGCGTCACTGCACGACTCCATTCTTGACCGCGCTTGTCTTTTGCAGCAGCGAGTTCCCTGCGTGTGGATTCAGCCGCCTCAAGTTGCTTTTCTAAATCCGCCCATTCTGCGTTTTTGGATTTGTATATCGCGTTTAACTCATCCTTGGTGGCAACGCCGTATTTAACCAGCAACGCCTTGATGGTCAGTTTGTTCTTTCCCTTTGTTTCGGGCTTTGCGCGATTGGCGTCCGTGGTCATTTCAAAAACCTCGGACTGAATCTTGCGAATCTTTTCTTTCAGCGGGTCAACAACCTCAGTGACGTGTTTCCCCCACGCCTCTGTCGCTTGCGTTGCCGCCGTTGCCGCTACGCTAACGGTATCAGAAGTTACTCCACCCTTTGCACCCGTCGTCTCTGCCTTCGCTGTCTCAACCTGTGCAGGTTTTGCAACGACTGGTTTCAGGTCGTGCTTCTCAAGAATCGCCTGAATCTTTTTGGGATTTGCCTTGGCGTAGTCAGCCCAAACCTTTCCCATCGTTGTCTTGTTGTCGCCCTTGTAAATGGCAGAGGCTTCATCCTTGAACGGCTCGACATCGCGTTGCAACGCATCCCACTTTTCGTAGGACATGTGGAGTAATTTGTCGGCGGGGATTCCAAGCAATTCGGCGTAATCCACCTTGGCGTCATGCTGGTAAATCATGGACTGCGCCTTGAGCTTCTGTTTCATCGCCTCGATCTGCTTCAACTCGCCAATGATGGGATGCTCGGCAGGAACAAGGTCAGGATAATCGGCCAGCACTTCGGGAGGAACGGACTTGCCTTCTGACAATGCCGATTCCACTTCCTGCCTATGCCGTATTCGCAGGGCAGATGTTTGGGATTGGACAAGTTGAACCTTTCTCTTGTCACGCAAATCCTTTTTATTGATGTTAGAATCAATAAAATCAGATTGCTTTATCTGCCACGGCTCTTTCACCCCCTCCTGCGCCGGAGCAGCAGCCAAAGCTTGCTCCGGCACTGGCGGTTTGGCTGCCGGGGTCGGAATTGGTTCTTCTGGCAATCCCATTTCCTTTCTCGTTTCGTTATCGCGCCGCATTTTTTCCTGCTTTGACGAAATTTCTTCCGGCGTCATGTCGCGTTTGTGAAGCGATACTTCGTTTTTTGGGCCGTCTAAAATTTCGCCGTAAGTCGTGACAGTGTATTCGGGTGGTTGAGTTGTTTCCCCGGTGGATGGAACGGGAATGGTTTCAATGTTTCCTTCGTCATAGACATCGCCCACACGCCGGCCAGATGCGGTTTGAGTCCAAACTTTAGCCGTTCGTCCAGATTTTGTTGTACGCGTTGTGAATTTCGCGCCAGATGGGTGTGATTCTTCCTGCTGCGGAGTAGCGACCGATTCAGCGACCGGAGTGGGTTTGGGAACAGGTTTTTCGGCCATGTAAGTATCGTAATTTGGCCCCTTTCTGGCAGCGCCCTCTGCCATGCCTCTCAGGGTAATGCTCTTATTCGCCAAATCCATGTAGGTTTTTTCATCACCATCTTCCAATGCCTTATTTGCTTCTGCAAACGTGTCCTCTCCTAATTTCAACAAGGCTGGTGCTTCTTCTGGCTTTAGCTTTAACCCCTCAATGACTCCCGCACGATGTCCATAAGGCACGCCAGTTACGTCATATTGAGCCTGTGGCTTCGCTGGCGGGGTTATTGGCTCTGGAATGGGTGCAACTGGCTCGGCTTCGGGCGGCAGCGCGCCTTTCGGCTTCATCTTTTCTAACACCTTGCCCGAAACTGGCGGCTCAGTGAACGGTTTTACCTTGCCTGATAAAATGGCTTCCCCGGCAGGCGCAAAAGCCATCAAACTGTTAATTCCAATACCAACAATGTTCCTTCCCTTTTCGCCAGCGGTCATATCCGGCGTTCCTGCCCTTTGTCCCGCAAGCGTTGCCGCGCCTGCTGCTCCCTGCGTGGTGAAGTAAGCTCCAACCAGTGCTTTTGTAAGCGCGGCAATCTTAGGGGTGTCCTTTGCGAGATTGGCGGCTTTCCAGATTTCACCAACTCCCGTCAGCATGGCCACATTTTCGAGATTTACCTGACTGAGAAGTTCTTTGTTCACCCCGCCTAAAAATGTTGTTTGATCTGGCAACAAGTCGCCCGGAGAAAGCGTTGCAACTTTTGGAATGTCGGATACGAGTTTTTTTGCCAGTCCCGGAATCTTCTCGGCTGTCTGAATCGGGTTACTTTGTTCTAAATCTTTCCACGCCATTTTAAGACGGTCGCCAATGGTCGGATTCCACTGGCTCAACTTTGGCCGACTGTCTAATGATTGTGATGCAGGCGTTGCAGGCGTGGATGGACTTGTGGCTGTCTTTGTCGAATCGTCAAATTGGTCGAATACGTTCGACGTTTGAGGCGAGTCAAACTGGTCAAAAACATTTTGAGCCATAGCATTTTATTGTATGCCGATTGCTTCATTAAATGCGGCTTGGCCGTATTTAGCGACAAACTGTTTTTGAACTGCGGGGTCGTTGAGATTGGAGTTGAGATAATCAATCGCAGCCTTTGACGGTTTGGATGTTGGCGCGGCAGATTGCAGCGATGAAGCCGCCTTGGATTGAAACTCAGGCGCGGAATAATTCCCGCTTGGCAATTTAGAATCTGCCAAAGGATTCTGTGGAAAATTAGGCGATGGCCCGGCGGCAGGAACATCCGGCAATGCAGGTGCTCCGGTCTGCTGCAAGCTGGTTGCGGCGGGAGCGGGCGGGGCGAGTGCTGCAATCTGCCTTTTCAGGGCGTTGATGGTGCCGACCAGCGCACCTTTTTTGTCGAGGTCTTTTTCCACTGGCAACGCCGTGTTCGCGGCAAGAAGTTGGGTGTAAAGGTATTTCAACTTTTCCTGTTCGTGGAAAGGTGTTTTGCCGGAAGCGTTCAGTTCGGCAATTTTCTGTTTCAAGTCCAGAAGGTCGCTCTTGCTGTCAAGTTGCCCCCTTTGGAATGCTGCCAAGTCGGTGTTGCGTTGCTCCGTTAAATCGTTCCTGTTGGCGGCGAGCGTGGCGGCTTGCTCCATCTTGGCCTGATTCAAGGCTATGGCCTCGCCGCGCCTCTGTCTTGCCTGCAAAACATCGGCCATCAACTTGTCGCGCTGCAATCCCTGTCCCGCCGAGAATTCCTGAGCTTGACGCCGCACAGCATCTTGGTGGTCTTTTTCCTGTGCCGCAAATTCTTCCTCAGCAAAATTTTGTCGTGCCTGCCGCTCTCTCTCGCTGTCGGCGGTTTGGCGCAGCGAAATCCCGGCGCGAGTGCCCGCCTCTGCCGCTTGCAGGTAATCCATCGGATTGATTTGGAGCCACGGCGGAAGTTGCATAAATTTTAATAGAATCCCGACATATCAACATTATCATTCCCGTAACCGCCAGTTGAATAGACCTGATACGGGTTTGAACCCGCCTGACCGGGAATGCCTTGGTAACTACTTTGAACCTGAAATGGATTGGACAATGATGCCGTTCCTCCGCCGCGAGCGCCCGTGCCTCCTGCGGGATTTAGGCTCCATGAACTCGGATTCGCATTTTTCAGATATTGGTCATACAAACTTTTCGCGTAGGACGCCGCATCCGATGGACTTGGGGCCGAGCCGAGAACCGCGTTGGACTGAGAAATCTCACTCATCAGCGCGGGGTTTTGCTGTAATCCTCCCGCCGTGCCGGTGAGCGTGTTGTAATCAGTCAATCCCTGTTGCTGCAATCCTTCGGTGGTCGTTCCGGTCAATCCCATGCCAATCTCATTGGACATTGGACTGTTTGGCTGGCCAAGCGCAACGCCGCGTGAAGCCGCATAATTCCCGATGTTGTTCATCGTGGACGACGATAACTGGCCATTCAACATGCCTGAAATGTCGCCGGTCGCGCTGGTTGTCATCGCGCCGTAGTTGGGCACGTTCTGGTTGAGTTGCTCCCAGAGAGACGGTGGGGTTTGGGTGGCTCCTGGAACTAAACCGAAGGCTCCATTCCCCGCCGTTGGCGTAGGGGCGATATTGTAATTTGTCATAGATTAAAAGATTCTGGTTCTCCGGCTCATGTTCACCCCGGAAAAAGTTTCGTTTTCGACTACAAATTGTTCATCAGGAAATCGGCTGCTCATCTCCATGTTGAGCCGCCGGATGGCGAGCGATTCTTTCTTGTCGCCAGCGTCATCATCTCCCGCTTCCCTTGCGCGGATAGACTGAATCATCATTTTGATCGCCGCCTCGTTTCCCAAAGTAAGAATGTCCGAATCCTGAGTCACTGGCTCGAAGGCCAACTTGACCAGCGCATCCATGAAATAAATGCGGTGATGTTCCGCCCCGGCAATTCGGCTGAAAAGGAATTCCGGCGAGGTCTGCGACCCGCGCCATGCCGCCGTCAGGTTTCCCATGATTCCGGTGGGACTATATTTCCATGCCCGAACATCGCCCGCCGTGATGTCTTTTGTAACGGCAGTCACAACGGCAAATACCTGTGTCGTGAATGTTGAAGCAGCGGCCAAAGTCAGTTGAACGCCCCGTTGCGGGATGATGGCGTTTTGAGTGCCGTCAAATTGGTTGGAGAAAACTTCATGCCCGTTTGTGTCCAGTCCATAAATTGTGACGTGCTTTCCATAATCAGCGGGGTTGTCGGCGGTGACTTGAATTTGAAACGGGTTGCTTGGCGTCGGCCCGGCGAACATCGGCTGTGTACCGGAAAACTCAACGGCGTTGTGATGGCAACCCCCCGGCCCCCAACTGCGGTAGAAGCCTGGATTTGCAATCATTCCGGCGAAGTTGTCATTGACCGGGATATACGAATACCAGAGGTTCGCCAGCTTTTCCGCCCGATGATTCAGGTTCATGGCGAGCACTGCTTCAATCTTGTGAGGCCACGTCATGCAACCGCCCATGACAATTCCCCGCATCGAAACCACCGTCGCCCACCAGCTTCCCAAATCCATCAAAATCTGGACAGCCTCGTTGACATAGGCGGTGAACTGCGGGTCTTGCACGTTCACGCTGGCAATGTTCCCGCATGGCCCGCTTTTAATCTGTCCGAGCGTTAGCATAAGTCACATTCCATTATGTTGTATGGATTGTCAATCCTGTGGTTGTCCACGTCGTTCCATTATCTATTGAATAATAAACGGTGAAGTAACTTGGAAACAATGCTCCGCTTGGAACCGTAAAATCAATTTCAGTTGAGCTAACCGAAGACGGAACCACGGTAAAGGGAGGAACAATATAAGGCGGATTTCCAAGGCTGTTGTCCAACTTGATTTGGTTAATGAAAGACAGCCCAGTGCCAGCAAGTGCAAATGGGGTTGTAGAACTTGACGCCATTGTGTCGGGAGTTACGCTGGCAAATGTTGGTGTCGGCGGGGCGCTTGGCGTTGTCCCAACCTCTGCTGAATATGCACTCTCTAATCCGTTCAACACGCTGGTAATGACGTAGAAATACTCCTGCACCACCGTCAGGCCGACATCGTTGTAAAAGTTCGTGGTTGACGAGCCTATCAGGGCGTATGGCCCGCCAGAAGTTGTCGAGCGATAGACGTTATATTGGCTTGCTGCCGGAACCGCATAAGTCCAGCCCAAGTCTATCTCCAAAGTTTTCGCTGTTGCCGCCAGTCCTGAAGGAATGGCCGGAGATGGAGTATCCACAATAGCAATCAACCCGCCGCCGCCACTCATCGCCTTGTTAATTTGCTGGATGATTCTCTGCGCCGAGCCAACGTCCAGCGCGTCATATTTTAGGGTGTTCGCGCTCGCCCGGATGACATTCACCGTAACGGTTCCTGAAATGAAAAGGTCGGAGATCGAGTCAGTGAATGTCTGAACCGGAAGCGTTGATGTCACCGAACCAACAATGGTTCCGACCGGCATGATGATTGAATTTCTCATTTTGGTTCGGCAAATGTAGGTTCGGGAATTAAATCGGCAGCAAATCTTGCATTGGTCAATGTCGCCTGTCCGGTGAAAGAAAGTTTGACCTGAAAATTGTAACCCTCGCGCAAGGGTTGGTTGTTGGTCGCATCAAACTTTTTTGGGCCAGGCATACCAATCGAGATTCTGCGGCGATAGCCGGGGTCACTCGCGCCCTGATATTTGATGGTCGAGGAATACCAAAGCGTCCAGTTCGGATTTTGGTCGGAACGATACCACCATGAGTAGTCCACGTCAGCGACGATGTTCTTCACCGAAAATTCGCCATTCGCCAGCCGCTTGTATTCCCGCGCCGCATTCGGTTTTTCAGGAAACAGCATCGGACTTTCGGCGGTCATCGTAATCGGCGTCACTCCGTCGTCGAGATAACCGTCATCGTCGAGTTGGATTTGGTGAAGTTCAATCTGCGACAAGTCGTCGGACAAACAGAGCGCGTAACACCGAATCGAGCCGTTGAATCTCCCCACGATGAATTCCAGCACGTTCAACCCGTTCCATTCCGATTCCCAAACTGAAGGAGCTTTCCCTGAAAGTGAACTGTTAGGGTCGAAATTAAGCGACACCATCGCCGGGCCATAGACTCCGCGCGCCGCCTGTTGGAACTGGCAGGTTGTCAGTCGGCGATTGTTGAAAATGATGCTCTTGCTGAATGGCAGTAGTGTGGGGTCGTCGTTTTGGATGCTGCGAGAAACTTCCTTGCTGATTGGAGTGTTCCCCCACTGCACAAAGGCGAGGGTGGCCATTTGAAGGGACTGAATCCCTCCATCGGAAGTTCGGAAAATCAAATCCGCATTGCAGGGAGAAACATCGTCGTCTGATATTCCGCCCGACCCAAGCAACGCCTCGGTCAAAATCGGGCTGGTGAGGTTCGACCAAGTTGTTGCATCGGTCGGAGCCTGACAGGAAAACACCGTGTCATCGGTGAACACCATCAGCGGCCCCTGTCCAAGCGCGACGTTAAGCTGCTGCACAAATGCCATCGCGCAAATTGTTTCCCCAGAGCCGGGAATTGAAAATGTAGTTCCGCCAGCCAGAAGAAAGTTCTGGCTGATTTTGAGAATGGCGTCGGCAAAATTGTAATTTGTCGGCGGAGAGTTGCTGCCGGATGGAGCGCCCACAATGTCGCCCCCGATGAAATGCTGTCCGTCAGGAAGTGCCATCCAAATCCGGCCCATGCCATAAACCAAAACGGTTCCTACCGGAAGTTCGGGAAGCGAGTAGATTGGAGTTCCCGCCGCTATCGAATAGGCTGTCCCCGCCGTGTTACTGCTTCCGCTTGTGTCATTCAGATTTTTCAACAGGACGAAATAAGATGTTTGGCCGGGAGCCGCCCCACTTGAACTGGTGATGAACAAAGTGTCTGTTACATTCGTGGTCGGATTTGTGACCTGAACCACCATACCCGCCGCCGGAACGACGCTGCCGGGCTGACAATAAACTCCGCCCGCCAATCCAGTTACCGTCGTGGCTGATTGCGCTCCGTTTGGCCCAGTCTCAGGGTAGGTTGCCACCGTTGTCAGACCGCCGCTTGCTGTATTGTCCATCAAAAGCAGGGCGGTTGTCGGAACGGTGGATACCGAGGCGATGAATGGGATGGCTTGCTGTCCGTTTGTCTGCATCTGGCACGTTACTTTTGTTCCATTTATTACCGAAACTGTCATCAACGCGGTTCCGATTTGAAGCGTGTCGCCAACATTGCCACGAAAGGATTGAGTCAATGTTAAAATGACATAATTTGGAACAACTGCTGGAGCAATCGAAGGAAAATTTGTAAGATTCCACGAAACCACAACCCAAGTTGAGCCTCCGTAAATGAGTTTATTAACTGTTGACGTGGCCGATTGGTCAGAAGAGCCGAGCGGATTCCTCCAAGTAACTGTTGTCTGATTTGTTGTGGAATTAAAAGCTACCGCATCTACAATCCCATGAGCATGGGTTTTTCCGATTGTGTAGTCTTTGAAGTCAAAACCAATTCCGATTGCAAAACTTGTCATTTGACCGCCCACAATGCAGGTCAAAGTTGAAGGAGGGGTTGAACTCGGAATTTGGGGCCAAGCAGAAATGGGATTGCCACTCCCATCCGCCGCCGAAAGAATCGCCCCACAAATCTTGTTGTTGATAGAAAACTTGCTGCCGACTGGAATTGCGTCTGAGCCTGAACCCGAAACAATCCCAAACACCAAATAGTTCAACCCAGATGCGCCGGAAAGAGTGGACGCGCTTTGCAGATAGTAGGTTGCAGTATTTATTAGAACAGGAATCCCAATCGGGCCGGTGTATGGCGCATTGAGCAACAGTGAAATGTATTGGTTTATCGGCGGGGGATTCCACCCGTCACCGTTTGAATTGCTGGCGGCTATGGTTGCCAGCGAAGTCAGTCCCGCGCCGGGAGTTGACGGCCCAAGTGAACGCCGCGCCGAATTTCCGTCCCATATCACCGGCAGATTTATGCCGTCATTCCAAATCAAAAACTGTTCGGCCTGTCGAAGCCAGTTTTTAACTGCGGATGGTGAGTTGGTGGGCATGTTAGGTAATTGTGTTTACAACTCCGGCGAATGAAGCAAATCCGTCAGCTATGTAAATGTGCATCCCCAATGTTATTGAGTTTGGACTGACCATCGTAGCTTGAATTGTTATGTTCGCATTATTTGATGTCGCCGCTTGCGTCATGGTTCCAACCGTAGTTCCGGTTCCATAAATTATTATACTAGTGGGGGCCGCACAAAGTAGTCCTGGGTTGTTTGAAACGACACTGACCAACGCAATGGAAAAAACTTGAACCGGAGCGACTGGCGTTGCACTCGCCTGATTAGAGTTTCCACTGGTTCCAACTGCGTTTGTGGCCGTCACAACGTAATAGTAGGCCGTTCCATTAACCGCCGTGGAATCAGTCCAGTTCAGGACTGTGAGTGCCGTTGCCCCGGCAAGCACAACATATCCACTGCCGCCCGTAACCGAACGCAACACGGCGTAACTGACCGCAGTTGCCGATGCGTTCCATGTCAATCCAACCTGTGCGTTTCCTGCCGCCGCTATAAGGTTTGTTGGCGCAGGTGGCGCAGTGGCGGGAACGAACGGGGATGCGCTTGCCTCATTTGAGGCCGCACTGGTTCCGGCGGCATTGACGGATATGACGGTGTAAAAATAAGTTGTTCCATTTACTGCCGTTGTATCGGTGTATGATGTTCCAGAAACCAGTGTGGCCAGTGAAGTTTCAGAGCCAGATACGGTTGACCGAAGAACGGTGTAAGTTGTCGCGTTATTGGCTGCGAACCAAGCCAAGCCGACCTGAGCGTTTCCGGCTGTTGCAACCAATCCGGTCGGAACTGACGGAACTTGTAATGGAACTGGCGATGCACCAAGTGGTATTTCGTAAACGGTGGGCATCCCGCTGGAATCAAAAATGATTTGGAAAAGGTTTCCTCCGACAGCCGCCATGATGAAACCATTCGCCCCGTTCCGGTAGTAACACGCTCCTTGAAAAAGTCCGGTCTGAAAATCTGTTTGAGTTTGAGAGTCTGCAAAATTGAGAGGAAGATTTTTGAATGGCGGTCGCTGCGTTACAAAATCACCGCGCACCGTGGCGTTGGTGGCGAAGGAAAGCTGGTCAGGAGGTAAAAGTAAGGGGTCAACGTCTGAATTGATTCCCTTCGGAAACGACTTCAAGAATCCGTAGATGCGTTTTTCGCCAGCCATATCATTTTTTCGCCCAAACTCCGTTGCTGCTGACAAAGAAAAATCCCGGCGCATTGGTCGAGGTTGCCAACCAGATGTAATTCGGATTTCCGTTTGGCGGCGCGACATTTGTGCTGCTCCAAAGAATCATGTTGCCGTTCGTGATAACCGCCGTCTTGATGGATGCGGCGGCGTCCAAGTTTGAAAAATATCCGGTTGACACTCGGTTGGTGGCAGAGCCAAGCGTAATGGCAGAACTTGCGGATTTGGGTTGAAGGTTTCCATACCCGTCAATCATCCAGTTGATCGTTGTCCCCGGAGTAACGGTTGGAGTTGTTGAGAAATCAATCTCTGAAACGCCACCACCCACTATGACAGTGAAAACATTTGTGGCCGGAGCCGAATACGCCAGCCAATTCAAACCGTAGAGATAGTCCTGATTGTTGTATGGGAATCCCGTAAATCCGAACGACTTTAGGCTGTTTATCGTCAGGGTTCCAAACGCATCCGCTCCCAACTTCATGTTGTTGTTCAAGATGGTTTGATAACCGTAGGAGGTGAAATTGTTAGAAACCGGCTGGTAGCTTCCGCTTTGAAATGAAAGATTCCCACCAGCGGCGTTGGTTACGGCAGAGTTGAGAATGTTTGACTGAGACTGTGATAGCACTGGCGCAGCAGCCGAGTGGGTCGCAACGTAGTTGATTACCCACGACTGAGACGCATACCAATCCGCCTTGGCGACGAACGGCGACAGAAAAACAATAAGCCAGAGAATTTTTTTCATATTTGTTTCCACTCTCCCGAAGTTGTGTTCCAGACATAGGACGGCCCGACTCCGTTGGTTTCGTCAATGTGTGCCACTAAATTGGTGAACGGCGGGGAGATTTGCTGAAAGGTTGGCGTTCCAAGCGTGACATCGTAAGACAGCGGTGGATTGGCGGCGACCGGCAGATTTCCAATACTGAATTCCGATACCGGAACAAGTGAAATTGCGCTCATGCAATCTGCTATACCACTTGACATCCATTTTTGCAACGGTAAATTTTCATCGTGTCAGACCAATACTCGGCGGAAGAATTCGCGCTGGCGAGAGAATTTGACGCCATCCGGCGAGGGTATGGAAAGCCGGGAGTGGTTAAACATTATCTTGCCGCACACAAATTGATTTGGCCAGAGGACGACCAGCACCGCTGGTTTGTCTTGGGATTGACCCGGATTTGTGAAAACAAAGTCACGGTGTTTCTGGGCGCGGCATCCACTAACAAGACCTACCTTTTCACCGTTCACGCACTGATTAACTTTTGGGTTTTTCCCCAAACTTCTCTTGGCATCCTTTCCACAACAGACATCATTTCTCTGGAACGAAAGGTCTGGGGACGGTTGAAAAAGATGTTCAACCGTGGCCGGGAAAGATTTTCTTGGCTCGAAGGATTTGTCCTCGACTCAAAGCGTCAAATCACCCCGGACGACATTGACGACGAAAATGAAGTCGCCCGCACCCTTGACCACGGAATCGGAACGGTTGCCTGTGTGTCCAATGGCAGATTTGTCGGAATGGGAAAGTTTCAAGGTTCAAAGCCACCAAATTCTCCGGGGAAAAACGACGGCATAATGGTTCATTACGGCGACGAGGCGGCTGTAATGGAATCCTCCTTTCTGGACGCCTACGCAAATTGGATGGTGAACGACGGTTTCAAGGGAGTCATGGGCGGAAATCCGACCGACATTTCAGACCCGCTCTGCACTGCCGCCGAACCAAGGGGCGGTTGGGATTCGTTCATTGACACCGGCAAGACTCAAGAATGGACTTCGCGCTGGTATGATGCCCATGTCGTTGCGTTTGACGGGCGCGATACGCCAAACAACGATGAGCCGAAGAATCGTTACCCCTATCTCATAACCCAAAAGTTCATTGACTTGATGGCTTCAACTCATGGGCTTGATTCGTGGCAGTATTTCCAGCAAGCCATTGGGAAGCCGTCTCGCGGCATGGTTTCAAACCGAGTCATCACCATTGGCCTGTGTGAGAAGCATCACGCATTTGAATCCGCCGCTTGGAAAGGGACGGCTCGGACGAAACTTTTCTCCTGTGATCCAGCATTTGGTGGAGGCGACCGCTGCGTTGGCGGTGAGTGCGAATTTGGAGAGGACAAGGACGGCAATATCATCTTTGCCGTTGGAACTCCTGAAATAATTCCTATCCGACTAAATTGCGGCATTGAGCCAGAAGATCAGATTGCTGAGTTTATTTTTAACCAACACAAACGACTCAACATCCCGCCTGAGAATTTCTTTTACGATTCATTTGGCCGGGGAACGCTTGGCAATTCATTCGCCAAGAAGTTTGGAAGCACCTGCCCAATACCAGTTGATTCCGGCGCGCCGACCACCGAGAGGCCCGTCAGATTTGATTTGTTCATTGATGAAAAAAATGGCGAGAGACGCCTAAAAACATGCAAGGAACATTACTCGAAATTTGTTACAGAGATGTGGTTTTCCACACGCGAGGCCATTGAATCTAATCAGGTCAGAAATCTTTCCATGCCAGTTGCACAAGAGGGCCAGTTGCGGCTTTTCAGAATCGTGGCCGGAAATAAGGTCGAGGTCGAATCTAAGGACGACATGAAGGAGCGGGTAAAGAAAAGTCCCGACCTTTACGATTATTTTGCAATCGCCCTTGAGGGCGCTCGCCGACTCGGTTTCAGGATTGAGCGAATCGGGCGCGAGGTTCAATCCAGCAAACCTGACGAGGATTACTTTGACAAAGAGGTAAAAGAGTGGGACGCTGCAATAAATGCGGGACTCTTAAAACATTAACCATGTGGATACTGAAATCTTACAATGTCGCACCGCCGGGAAGCTATCGTTATGAGCAGACTGATGAAATCCGTCATTCCTTCAAACAGCGTCCGTCAATCGAGGATGTCGCAAAGTCTGTCAGTGACTTTCGCATCGGAAACAACCTTCGACGTGCCAGTCTTGGTGAATCCCTGGAGGACGTTGACACCTTCCTCTGCCGCCAGCTTAACAACAATCCCCAATTCTGCCGCGAAACCGATTCAACATTTGAAGCCGCACGTTCAACCCATGTTTTCTTCCAAAAGAACTGCCCGACCTGCGGCAATCCGGTAACAACTTCCTGATTTTATGACTGATGAAAATGAAAATGGGTCGGCCAGTTGGGAAGACCCCAAGAAGGTTTTAGAAACGATTCAATCCGGCGATGATGTTGAAACCGAGCGCGGCAAAAACCGGGTGTTAATAAATCGGGCCGCGAACAACGAACCGCTTGTATCTGACGAAGAAGCCAAGAAAATTGGCATGAAGATTTTCAATCGGTGGGGGGAATTTATGATTGCGCTGGCCAGCGCATCGCGCCAATTCCTGACCAATTTTACATCCCAAGACACCTATTGCACCATCGCCATTCCAAAAGCCCCGGAAGAATCGCGCGCTGACTGGGGCGGCTTCATCACTGAGTTCATCAATAATTGCATGAAAGAGGGGCCGCGCCAGATGGATTATTTCATGTTGCATTTATCCAAATGGAAGGCGGTTGCCGCGCATGGCATCGGGCCTATGCTGTGGGAAGATAAATACTCATGGCTTCCGCGCTATCTTGCCATTGAGGATTTGAGGATTGCCACGGACACGGAAATCAGCTTTCGCAATCTGACTTGGTTTGCCGCCCGAATCCCCTATTCGCCCGGAGAACTGTCACAAAAGGCATTTTCCAAAACACGCAGCAAGTTCATTTGGGATAAAAAATCCGTCGCCGACATCCTCAAAAATGTTGACCAGTGCAAGGCGACGATGGCGGAAAATAATTATGATTTTGAAACCGTGCCGGAAAAGTTCGAGGAATTGCGAAAACAAAATTCCGGTTACTGGTCGGGCGATGCCATGCCCACCATCAATCTATGGCATTTCTACCACAAAGACGACAAGGGAAAATGGTTTTTGAAGGTGGTGCCGGAAAACACCACGTCAGGAGTAACGGCGGAAACCAGTGAAAAGTTCATCTGCAAAAGCGAGGGAGAAGTTGCTGATAGCTGGCGTGAAATCCTGCACGTCCAGTTTGCCGACCTGAACAATAAAGCCCCGCTGCTTTATCATTCCGTCCGCTCACTCGGTTTTGCCCTTTTTGAGCCGTGTTATTGGACGGACTTTACCCGCTGCCGGTTGTTGCAACATACGCTTGACCAATTCAACATACTGCTCCGAATCTCCGACCCGGTTGACCGGGCAAAAGCAACGGTGCAGACATTCCAAAATCTGTCAGTCCTCAAGCCGGGAATCAGCATCGTGCCCGCAGCAGAGCGCCATCAGGTTGACGCCAATCTCATTGAGAGCGTAATGGCGCAGACCAAACAACTTCAAGCCGAAGCGTCCACAGCATACACGCAGAGCATTGACAACGGAACTGCTCGCGAACAGACGGCTTTCGAGACGGGCGTTAAGGTGCAGCAAAACAACGCCATGAAAAGTGGCATTATGAACATGGCCAAGGCATTTGAAAAAACCGCCTGTCAGGAAATATGCCGCCGTTTCTGTCTGCCAAATTCCGATGACGAAGATGTGATCGCCTTTCAAAAAGCCTGCAAACAAGAAGGCATTCCCCAAGCCTGGCTCGATGTTAGAAAATGGCGCGTTGAAATAACCGCTCCACTTGGCAACGGCGACCCAACGATGGCAATGGTTGAATCCCAGAATGTCATGCAGTTACGTCCGCTTGCCGACCCGTCATCGCAGCAGGAGATGACCCACGATGCAGCCGTGTCCATGATCGGAACGGCACGTGCCCGCCGTTGGTTCAAATCGGACAAGAAATCAATTTCCACAGCCGCCAGCGCCGCCGCCGCCGCGTTCCCGTCCTTGATGTTGGGAATGCCCTACATCGTTCCCGAAGGATTGAATCCCATTGAACAGATTCAAACCCTGTTGGAACTGGCCGTCCGCAAGGTGGCCATGATTGAACAGACAACCAAAATTCCCAAACCCGAAGAACTTATCGGCCTGCAAAACACTGCCGCCACCATCGAGAAACTGGTTCAGGGAATGCAGGGCGACACCGGCAACGAGCCGAAGATGAAGGAATTTGCCAAGGCGTTGAACCAGTTGAACAACGAAATCAAAAAGTTGCAGCAGCATCTTCAAATGGAGATGCAGAAACAGCAGCAGCAGAATGGCAATGGTGACATCCAGAAAATGATGATGGAAACCCAAGCCAAGATTCAAGGCAAGACCGCCGAGACTCAGCAGAAACTTAAGGCGAAGGAGCTTGCCGAGATGCAGAAGCGCCGTCACAAGGACACCGCGTTTGTCGCCGACCAGCAACGGCAGAATATCAAGACCGTGGCTGACATTGCCCGCCAATCCAGACAGCCGCTTGAAAGGGAGTGATTGTGAATCACATCCCCAAAATAGTCATCAAGACAATTAAGCCGGAGAACCATCGTTATTTGACTTGTGGTGATTTTTTGTATGATGCCGAGGATGACACCCTGACAATCTTTATCAGCCGCATGTCCGACTGGCGCAGCGAGCTTGCAGTTGCTGTGCATGAGGCGTTTGAATCTGTGACATGCCTTGCCTCTGATGTGAAATTCAAGGACATTGATTTATTCGACATGAACTATGAAGCGCATCGAAAATCTGGCAATAGTTGCGAACCGGGGGACAGCCCGGATGCGCCTTACCATTCGCAGCATGTGGGCGCGACGTGGATTGAAAAGGAAGTTTGTTCACGTCTGGATTTGCCGTGGGAAACCCATGAACGAAACGTGAACGATTTATGAAATCGGCAAAAGACATCATCTGTTTGGTTGCGGACGCCGGGCTGTTTGTTCACGTCGCCCGACGACTCGCCCGCGAATTCAAAACCGTCTATTACTGGTCGCCATGGGAAAATGCCTTTCCCCACTTTCGAGACGACATTATCGGAGACGGATACAGTGAAATTATCCGGGTTGAATCCGTCGAATCAGTTGCAAGCGAAATTGATTTAGCCGTGTTTCCCGATATAGGATATTCCGACCTGCAAAAACAATTCATTGAACGCGGTATCCCGGTATGGGGTTGCCGTAATGGTGATGAACTTGAGGCCCGACGCGGCAAGTTCCTTGATGTCCTAAAAAACAAGACCAATCTTCCCGTCCCAAAGGCTGAGAAAGTCAAGGGTATCACCAACCTTCGCCTGTTCCTGCAAGATAACCCTGACCAATACATCAAGGTGGACACCTACCGGGGCGACTTTGAGACGTTCCACTTCCACAGCATGGCAGAGGATGAAAACATCATTGATGAGATGGCCGCGAAGTTGGGGCCGCTCAAGGAAAATCTGGTGTTTTGGGTGTTCGCCCCGATTGACACCGAAATCGAGGATGGAATTGACACCTACTGCATTGATGGACAGTGGCCGGAAACAATCATTCATGGTCTTGAAAAAAAAGACCAGAGTTACATCGGGGCGTTCCAAAAGTTCGCTGATTGCCCCGAAGAAGTCCGCTGCGTCAACGAATCGTTTTCCCCCATTCTTGAATCATACGGCTACCGTGGCATGTTTTGCACCGAAGTCAGAATCACAAAAGAGGGGGAAAGTTATTTCATTGATCCTACGTGCCGTATGCCTTCGCCTCCAAGCCAGTGTATGTGCGAGATGATCGGCAACTTGGGAGAAATCATCTGGCAGGGCGCAAATGGAATTCTGGTTGAGCCGGAGCAAACAGCCAAATTCGGCGCACAGGCAATTTTCAAGGTTGACCGCGACCATTGGGGCGTGTTCGACATCCCGGAAGAAATTGACCCATTTGTTAAAATCTCATTCTCATGCAGGTCTAATGGAAAAATCTGCGTTCCGCCCGACCCGCAAGGCGTCTCTGAAATCGGCTGGTGTGTGGGCATTGGCGACACCATCGAAGAAGCGGTTGACCATCTCCGAGAAGTCGTTGACCAGATGCCGGAAGGCGTCCACGTCGAGTTTTCGTCACTAGCAGACCTGATGAAAGAACTTCAAGCCGCCAAAGAAGTCGGGGTTGAGATGACCGACCAGACCATCCCCGACCCGGCAGACATCATTGAGTAAGTTGCCAGCAATCTGGCTTGCCCTTCATTATCTCCTGCCGCACGTCCTCACGCTGATACGCCCGAATATGGGTGAACGGAACGTGGATTTTTAGAACGAGCGGGCATCGGCAAAGCTGGCAGGTGTGCAATTCCGCCTCTTTCAACACGCTCAACCGGGCTTTCATTTTCGCTTCCAGATGCCTTTTTAGCACCCCGGCGGTGAATTGAGTGTAACCGGCCCCATGCTGGTTAAAGACGCAGTGGCGGCATTGCAGCGCACGCGCAGCCGCCACGGAAGCATCCACCGGACGACCGCCTTCACCGAGCCATTCCTTCATCGTTGACCGGAATGACAGGAAATCGCGCCAGAGTTGAAGAATGTTCATAAATTTATTCGGCGAGTGTTCCAATTAGACCTTAGCAAATCCCGGCAATCGGTCAGAGGTCGTCACGCACATCGGAACTAAGGAGCCTCGCCGTGCCCTTGCAATGAATCCGCCGATTCTCTCCGGTAAATCTTGTTAATTCTCATAAATCACGTTCCTTCTGGCACTATCGGCTGAAAGTTCTTGTCCACCTTGCCGTCAGCAAAGTCCTTGACCGCCCTGACCTCGCCCTTGAGTGGCGTTCCAACTTTGGACATTTTCTTCATCGGGTTGGACGGCTTCTTCGTCTTTTCCCGATGCCTCTGCTGTGCCACCCGATTCTGCTCGCGCCGGTCTTCCTCGTTGCGGATTTTGTCATACTTTACGCCATTGACCACACGGTATGAAAATGTGCCGACCTGAACCAGTCGCCGCCCTTCCTCCGTTGTCGTTCGTGATTTTGGGTCGGGGGCGCAAAGAAACTCAATCGCTTTTACAACACTTTCCTCCGGCTCCCCAAAAACCGTTGCCAGAATTTTGCTGTTCAAATCAACCTGAAAACCAACCGTCTTATCCGGCTTCATGTTGGCGATGACGTAATCCAGCAGGGCAAAAGAAGCGAAACCCTTTCCAACCATTGAGCCGGTGTATTTCGAGTCGAATGATTTACCGTACATTCGAATACTCCCTTTCTTTGCAGAATTTGGCGGAAGGTGAGGGATTCGAACCCCCGACGGTTTTACCCGCAACTGTTTTCGGGACAGCGTCCTCGACCAACCGGACACCTTCCAGCCCTGAGCCAGAAGGCAATGATGATTGCTCTTTCATTCTAAAAACACTACCATCATTCCGTCCCATGTCAACATATTTGCTGACGTAATAAAACGTCACCACCAGTAAGCAGAATCAGCCCACAGAGACGGAGACGAATACACAGAGGGAGATTCCAAAATACATGTTCGGTTTAGGGGCGGGAGTCCCACCCAAGCGGGCCAATAGCAAAAGCCCCCTACACCACCCCAGCCCCACCACCCCCAGCCCTGGGGAAAAAGAATGCTTTGATCACACCACAAGAGCAAACACTATAGGTATATCAACTATTGTGCGACCTGAATTGTTTCAATCAATGATGCCAATGGCTTTGCAATGTGGCTATATTTGACAGCCTGATTTAATCGAATCTGGCAAGATTGTTTGATTTGCCGCATTTTTCCTTGTGTATCAGGTCTGCGGCGCTTGTGGTGCAGGTTCGGCGCTTGGCGCTGTTCGGCGCTGTCCTGGCGATCTTGGGCGCATTACACCGGCTTTGGGATAGGCCATGTTCCAGAGCCGGTCGAGGATGGATGCGAGTTTAGCATATTCGTCCTTGTCCTTTTCCTTCTCCATCCATGTTAGAACCTTGTTAACCTGAACGACAGCGCGACCCGTTGCGCGTTCTGGCAGTGACGCAATCAGGCGTGCGGCGCGGTTATTTTCGCGTGAGATTGTGGCACGCCTAGCGTAATCGGCTGCGTTCTCTTTTGTGATTGGTGGCGTACATGGGCGTAAGTTCACGCGGCGAAACTACCCCGTGAGCGGTTCGGTGTCAACTCGCGCCATATCAGTCTATGCTCAGTCTATACACCTTGGGTTGAGTGTTTGGGGTGTGAAAAACGGCGTGAAATCAGGTGTCTATACAATATAGCGACCGCAAGTGATTTAGGATTAGGGTAATTGAGATGGAGAAATATATTGCCAAGCTGCTAGGCATGTGAGATTGTATTGGTGTGAACGGGAAACAATTAACCAAAGGTCTGACAATGAAAACTTTTATTGATAATGAAGAATCCGCCGAATATGGCCGCCTAAGCGAGATTGCAAGGCATATTGAAGAATCCCTCAGTGCTTTTGCCGTGGAGATTGTCCAATCAAAACAGCTTACTGACGCCAACAAAATCGGCGCTTTGAATATGTTGGCGCGTGCTGACGGTTTTCGCGGCGCTTCCTATATGCTTCATCCTCAGTCTGAATGGCAGGGCGGCGAAGCGTGGAAAGTTGTCCGCCCCGATTTGTCCAAAGTCCAATAACAAACCACCCCAACAATTAACCAAAGAGAAAAAAATGAAATCAAAACATCAGTGGACAATTACGACACTCGACCCGGCTCCGGCCATGACTCGCAGCAATCGAATCTTCAATGGCACTTTTGACGATGCAATTCTAATCGCCAACAAACTTTGGGAAAACAACCACGACTCCAGCCCGTGCGTTCATTACAAAACGGACACGACTTATTTTTATTACAGCATCAACGCGGACGGCTCTTGGTCGAACCGCAACGAGGTTCCTAACACATCTGGAAACATGAAAACACATGATAGAATTGAGTCGGATTTTAACCTCGGATTTTCTCTAATCCAACATTGCAACAAGCGCCAAGCAAACACAGCAGAAAGCCTGGCTCCGCTTGTTGAGCGTGCTGGAAATTCAATCGAGTGGTTCAAATGCAACTGTGGTGCAGAAAGCAACCTCATGTGGAAATTTTGCACCTTCACGCACGTTTTGGGCTGCTCTAAAGATTGCGCGATTAAAGTAATACAGGGGCAGCAAAAGCTTAATTATTACCCCGTTATTTCAGATTTGCCGATTGTCTAATTGCATGAATGACCGAACTGAGCACACAACACGCCGAGGTTTAACGCTGAGCGGATGGTTGGGGCTTTTGAATTATATGACTACCAAAAATAGACAGAATAAGGCATCTAATATTGAAAATGAGATAATGCACAAGTGGGGGATCGGTAACGACCCCGTTTTTGGAAGCGGGTCACTTAAGGATATTCAGCGGCTCTGCAATGAGTGCGACAGGCTGAGAAAAGAAAACGAGTCCATCCTCTGCGAGGTGAAAAGCCTAACGCGCCGCGCCGCCGCGAAGGATGGAATCATCGGGGAGCTTATTGTCGCAAATCAAAAAATAATCGCGTCCGCACCCCTGACAGATGCTCAACGGGAGCAACTCGCAAACTATGTCGCGGAATATCTCGACCGGGGCGTTCACGGCGTCTGGTATGACCTCGCCACTGGAATCGCGGCACTCATGGCCGAAAATGAAAGACTGTCAAAATCTTCTAACCTTTAACCACCCCACCCACAAAACGAAAGGTAAAACGATGAAAACACAGAATCAAAACGACAAGGCTACGGCGAGGCCGGAAGGGTTCACGCTTAAACTAGCAGGCCGCATTTTAACTTGGTGCCTAACAGAGCCTCGGCGCGGCCCTGAGCAAAAGGCCGAATTAGCAATGGTGATTGAGTCAGAATTGAACGAAAACACAAAAGCAATTGAGGCGCTCCGTTTGATGGTTGGCCTGTTTGATGACGAAGGAAATTTTTGCGAACGATACGAGGGACAATTAGAACACGCCTTGGAAGTGGCCGATGCTGTTCCCGCTCTGGGTGTTTTTGTGGCTGAGCCATTCAAAGAAAAATCCGAACGCGCCGCTCTGGTCGCGGTGGCGGATGCTTGGGCGAAGTTCAAGGCGTTTTATTTCGATGACCTCGCCAAATCAAATCCCGGCTTTCTTGGAAAACTGACGTTGCAGGATTACGGCGCGATGAACGAGGCATATCTCGCCGTGCAGAAAGCTGACGCTCAACTCGCCGCCGTTCTCGGCAAATAGCCCGTTTTCAGTTCGCCCGCACACGCGGCGGGCGGCTTGTAACCGGAATTAACAAACAACTAAAAAGGAAATGAAAATATGAAAACAGTGAAAATACAGTTTGCAGACAGTGAAGACGCGGCCAATTTTCTACGCTACAAAGAGCGGGCCGACAAGCAGGACGGAACAGTCGGCGGGTTATATGCCGGGCTAGTTTGCTCCGCCATAAAACGCGCCACAATTCCGACCGGGGGAGCGCCGGATATTAACCAAGTCGAAATGAGCGAAAAGGAAATTGAGTTTTGCGAACGCGCCGCCAAGCGTCTCGGCTACACGCAAACCGCTTACACGTCCTCAAGCGGGCTTTGGGGCCTGTTCTGCCTGCCCGACCACTCAACGCACCGGCACGGCTGTTTCATCAAGACAAAGCAATTTGGCATTATGTTCGTTGCCGATCTTGAAGATTTGCAGTTGCACGATCTGGTTGACGAGGAAAGGAAGATGCAGAACTAACCCAATCGCCGCCTTAACTGGCGGCAACTCAAATAAAATTATGAAAATAAAAATTGTATCCCGCTGGAATAGAGAAACAGTTATTTTTGAAACCGACGCGGAAAGCATCGGCGATGCTATAATTGCCGCGCTTGCCATCCATGCCAACCTGCGCGATGCCGACCTGCGCGGTGCCAACCTGTCAGGCGCAGACCTGTCAGGCGCAGACCTGTCAGGCGCAAACCTGTCACGCGCAAACCTGTCAGGCGCAGACCTGTCAGGCGCATACCTGTCAGGCGCAAACCTGTCAGGCGCAAACCTGTCACGCGCAAACCTGTCAGGCGCAAACCTGTCAGGCGCATACCTGTCAAGCGCAAACCTGTCAGGCGCATACCTGTCAAGCGCAGACCTGTCACGCGCAAACCTGTCACGCGCAAACCTGTCAAGCGCAGACCTGTCAGGCGCATACCTGTCAGGCGCATACCTGTCAGGCGCAGACCTGTCAGGCGCATACCTGTCAGGCGCAAACCTGTCAGGCGCAGACCTGAAAAAATTGTTGAATCAAAGAACCATCCTGCCGGAAGGTGATTTAATCGGCTGGAAAAAGTTGCAAAACGGCGTGCTATGCAAACTGCAAATCCCGGCTAAAGCAAAACGAGTTGGCGGGTTAATTGGTCGCAAGTGCCGAGCCGAATTCGCCATTGTACTTGGGGGTGAAGGGAAAGGTTTGCACAACGGGCATGTTTACAAAGTGGGCGAAACCGTCAAGCCGGACAAATACGACCCTAACCCGCTATTAGAATGCTCAAACGGCATCCACTTTTTCATCACCAAACAAGAGGCTCAAGACCACAACAGCTAAAACTATGAAATCAAAAACTCAAACCAAGTCCAGCTTGCCGAATCCGAATTTCGGCGTTGACGCTGACGAAAACAATCCGCGTCCTGAAGTCCATCAAACCGCGCCAGCTACGGAGGCGCAAACCTGTGAATGCGGACAGCCCGGATTGTGGCAAGGAGAACGCAACGGTCGAAGGGCGTTTTGCTGTGATGGCCCTTGAATCTGGCCCACTGAACAACGGATTGCGTGACCCAAACACGCTGAAAGTCCTTTCCGATGCTTTCAAAAAGGCATCCACGCTCCGCGCCAAGGCCCGACAATAAACCAAGCTGATTTATGAACCAAGAAACTCGAAACTACCTATCCGAGATCGGACGCAAGGGTGGCCAAGCCAAAAGCCCGGCCAAGACCGCAGCCGCTCGCAAGGCTAACTCGGCGCGGTGGGCAGGACATACGCCGAAAACGCGCCCTGTGAAGCCACAGAATCAGGAAATGGCGTCTGGATAGTCTGTCCATCCACCACATAGGCCCGTTTCAAGCCGCAAATGACTTGAGACGGGCTTTTCGATGTCGGATGGTGTCCAGATACCACCAAACGCCGGAAAATAAGCCGGGGCGCGTGACGGTGGATTTTAAGACCGCTTGGCAACAGGCCAAGAGCGCCCCGGCTTTAAGTGGTTTGGTCAGTTGAATACCATTCGATCATTTGCAGGAAGATGGGTTTTGGAATTGTGATTGTGGCCCGGCATTTTTCGCCGTTTGGCTGGTCGGTGAATATCACAGCTTGGTCGTGTTGCAGCAACATATCGAATCTCCCAACGCTCTTGTGTGTTGAGTCCATCGAGCAGAGGTCGGCCATTGATTCACATTCGCGGGGTTTCATTTCAGTTGTTTTGTCCGGTGTTCACTTGGAATCTGTGCGGGTGTGTCCTGAGTTTGCGAACGAACACAACGCGCTTGTTTACGCGCCGCAGTTGGACGTTCTTGTAATCGCCCCGGCGCAGGGCATTGTAAATCACGGCGGGCGTTGTCAGCATCCGCGCTGCTTCAGTTGCGAGCCATTGCTTGAGCGCGATCATTTCTTCCTCCAAATCGCAATCGGCCTGCCGTTGGCTTCGGGACGGCGGCTTAAGTGCGGGAATGTCAAGCGGTTATTTTTTGAGTTATGCCAACCAGGTTGGTTGAATCAACTGTTAGCCGTCGTATTCGGGCAGGTTTTTTAGAAACGCTTCCGTCACATATTTTCGGCGCACTTTTATTTGAACCGCCGGAATGCCCATGTGGTCGCTTGCCATGTCCAGCCCCGCTTCGTCAGGTGGCCCTGGTATCACGAAGTTTGTCCCGTCATCCGGCGGAATATAGAAGGTTGCGAGCGCGCGCTTACGACGGCTAACAACGCGCTTCAGACGACGCGGGGTACGCCTTCCAGTTTTCGATTGTCGTTTTGTCATATTTACCTTTCTCTTTTTGCCAAGCTCACCGCGAGCGCGTCTGAGCTTTTTCGTTAAACTTTTGCCGCCTCCCGGAACTTCTTCGCCAACTCTGGCGACTGAATGAGCGGTTTTAAATTGACCGTCGAGAAATCAGGCACCATCGAAAGGTCAATGTGCTCCGCGTTGCGAAACAGTCGAGAGGCAATCCGACGCTCAAATTTATTGTCCCATTCGGCGGGCGCAAAGTTTGTCGTGAACAGGTTCCATTTATATTCCCGGCGAGACAGCAGAAGGTAAAGCTGCTCGCGTCCAAATCCGCTTGGGTCGTGCTCTGCTCCAATGTCATCAACCACAGCCAGACTGCAATCCATCAACTCGTCAACCGCTCCGATGTCCTGCCGTTTTTGGAACTCATCCACCACGGATGGCCAGTGATAAAAAAGCGAGTAAGCCAGCCCGGTTTGATCTCCAAGGTCGGGCCGGTTCACCATCGGCATGAATTGCGCGGTGAGTGACGCCCAACGGCAGACTTGTTTTATCAGGCGGGTTTTTCCGCTCCCGTTCTCGCCGTAGAGAATGACGGTCCTGCCGCAGCTTGGCTGTTTTGAATAAGCTGCGCAGAAATTAAACAGTGACGCCCGCGCCTGATTGAGTTGTGGGTGGGTTATTTTCATCGGCAGCCACTTGGCTTGCCAGGCGAGCGCGTTCGGCTTCGAGTTCGACTTGGCGGCGCGGCTTGGCGGTGGCGTAGTCCGTAGGCCCGCGAATGATTCCGACGTTTCGAGGATTTGGGCGGCTGTTCGTGCTGTTGATTTTTCCGTTTCCATAATTTTGAGCGTTGAGCTTCCAGTTTGAAAGCGCGTGAGTCCATGACCGCATTGGGTTTTTCCCAACCTTCCAACCGTTAGCGGTGTAGTGGTTGAAAAACTTCTCCGCTTCGAGGTCGCTGAGTCCGATTTTGGCGGCTTGAAGCTTCACCGTTTCGAGCGCGGGGGGAGTGAAGCGACCATTCACTTCCTTCTTTCCTTCTATTCCTTCCTTCCTTCCTTCTACGTGAGTAGGCGGTGACTTGGCGGTGACTTGGCGGTGACTTGCGGTGTTTTCGTGGTCAATAATCCACCCAACCTTTTCAGAACAAAGCACTTCCAATGCGCGGGCGATTTCGGATTCAGGCCGGCGGAACTTCAAAGCCAGGTCCTCGACTCCCCATCCACTCACCGCCTTGTCACCGTCTGGTGTGAGCCAGCCGTTGCGTTTGCGCTGCTGGGAACAGGCGCCCACAATGCAATGCCAAATGCCGTAGATCGCCGCCCCGTCCACCTCGGCCATGATACGGCAAAAGCCCATACCATGCTGCTTGTTTGGAACGCACACAAACGAGCACTGGATACGGTTGCGGCTGCGGTCGTTCTCAAAAAAGGCGTCCCAGTCTTTAATTTGGTAGAGCGGCATAATTCAAAATCTCAGTTCCGTTGCCGGCGGGGACGGTGACACTTCGCAGCAGCCTTGCGGCACTTTGGAGGGCGTCGAGAACGCCAGCAACGGAGTTGAATTTTCGATTGTCATGTTTCTGCGCTTACGGTCGGGTGTCACGCCGCCGGTTCCTGCGAACACCCAACCCTCGCAAAAGTCCAAGATTCCGTCAACACACACTTTTTGCCAATCGCAGGACAATAAACGGTTGGTTGGACAATTAGCATGTCCAAGGCTCAGTCATTAACAAATCTGTAATCGTAATTTATTTTGAAATGATTGTTGACTCGTCGCCAAGCCTGTGAGAGTGTTCGGCCAATGAGAACACCCAGTGAAGACCTTATCCGAGCGCGAAAGCTGCTCACCGTCCTCAAACCACGCCAGTCACTCAAGCGGCCCTGCGACCTGCGAATGCGCCGGGTGTTCTACAACGCCGCCAAAGACATCGGCATCGTTATCCGTGCGCTGGTCACCCCAGAAACCAAAGGTGCCGCACTTAACGAACGGCTGTTTGAGGTTGAGAGGATCGCATGACAACTATTTTGCAGCGTAGAATTTTGGCTGGGTCTGAAGTTAGCTGTTTGTTGAAAAACAAAATGACGAAAGCCAACAGGCACTCGCTGCCTAACCACAAAGCGAGCAAACCCGCCTCAGAAATGGGGCGGGCAGCTTTCTCCGAAATCGTCGGCTTCCTTTTTCTGGCCGTCGCCCTCTACTTTTTCACCATCGCATTTTTCATCGAATAACCATCAACCAAAATAAAACCATGCCACCACAAAACACAACAGTCACAAAATTAAAAGCAAAATCACCGGAAGATGTTCTTCCAGGTAAAACCAAAGGAATGATTTTCGGTGCGTCCGGCGTCGGAAAGACATGGTTCACTCTGACATTTCCAGCGCCGTATTACATTGACACAGAGGGTGGGGCGGATTTGCAACATTACCAAGACCGGCTCAAGCGAAGTGGGGGCGCCTACATTGGCCCGAAAGACGGCGCACTTAATTTCAATTTCTTGATCGAGCAGATGCAGGCGCTCGCCGCCGAAAAGCATCCTTACAAAACGCTCATCGTGGACAGCATCACGAAGCTTTACCAGACCGCCATTGCGAACGAGGCGGAACGCCTGGGCGAGAAAGACGCCTTTGGCGCGTCTAAGAAGCCGGCCATTGCCGGAATGCGGCGGCTGGTCAACTGGGCGATGAAACTGGATATGAATATCTGGTTTGTCGCGCACGACACTGCTGAATGGGGTTTGGACGCCAAAAGCGGCCAGCGCACGGAAATTGGTCGCATACCCGACGTTTGGGACAAACTCATTTTTGAGCTTCACCTGACGCTCCAAGCTGTCAAGCGCGGCCCGGCGAGAATTGCCATCGTAAAGAAATCGCGGTTGCTCGGCTTCCCCGACCTTGAGCAGTTCCCGCTCGAATACGACGAATTTGCGAAGCGTTACGGCAAGGATTACATCGAATCCGCCACGCATCAAATCACGTTTGCAACACCGGAGCAGATCAAGGAAATCGAAAAATTGCTTTCGGTAGTCAAAACCACGGAACAGGAAATCGAAAAAGTTTGGACGAGGGCCGGGGTTGAATCCTGGAAGGAGCTTTCGACTGAACAGGCGGCGGCGACAATTATCTGGCTTAAGAAAAAACTTCAATAAAACAAAATTATGGCACTAAAATTTACACCAAAAGACGAATCCGAAATATCGCGTTTTTCAAATCTGCCGGACGGTGACTATCCGTTCACAGTTTTGGAGAGCGATATCAAAACCAGCAAGTCGGCAAAGAACGCCGGTAAGGAAATGTGTGCGCTGAAATTGAATGTGCATGGCCCGGACTTTGATCGTCACGTTTATGATTATTTCGCGGACTGGTTCAGTGAGTGGAAGTTGAAGCATTTCTGTGAGACGACGAGAAAGGCAAAGGAATACGAATCTGGCGTGGTTGACCCGGCTTCAAATTCTTGGGCGGGCCGAACTGGATTTGTGCGGTTGAAAATTACCCACGATCCGAAATACGGCGATAAAAATGAAGTGGACGATTACTTGCCGCCTGCGCCGGTGACAATTCCAGCGACGAAGCCCGCCCCATTGCCAAGCGAAGGCGAATCCGATGACGTGCCTTTTTGAAAATGAGCAACATCGACTATTCTAAAAGGAGAACATTGCATGCCCACACCAAAATCAAGCAAAACCCACGTAGCGATGCAGCCAAAGTCTAGTCGGGAATCCCTAACTAAAGACGTCGTTTGTAAGCGCCTGAAGATAAAACCGCATTCCGGCGATATCCCTTCCTTTGCGACCATCCGCAAAGCACTAGATACAATTCGCTAGCATACCGAGCTATTCGTTCAACAGCGAAGCTGGTAGGACAACGGTGCGGCAAAACGGCTAAGACGCACTGGATCGTGTTCATGAAGCCGAACGAATCAAGCTCACCCGCGCCGGTGGCGGGTGGAGAAAGGAAAACTGGAATATGAGTACTGCCAAAAAAACAACCAAACTGAAGGGGCTATCCGACGTCGCGGTGAAGCGCGTTGTTAGCCGTCTGCGTGAACAACTCCAAAACCTCACGAACAGGGCTGACTACGTGTGTGCTCATCGCTACGACGCCCAAGCGCTAGTCGGAACACGAGAAGTCGCAGTAAGTGATTTGGGGCGCGAGGCATCAAAAGCCCGCATCTTACTCGCAGAGACGGCTAACGAATCAAGCTCTGCCACGAGTGGTGGGCAGGGAGTAACCAATGCAACCAAACCGTAAAATTAACGCGATGCCGCCAACTGGAAGGGACACCACTCGTTGTGCAGCAGCGCGTTGTTAGGTGCGAACTCACGAATATGAAAGTCATCCAAGAAATAAATGACGCGCTAGAGGGAACGGAATACCGATGCGCCGAATGTGGAACGAAGCTCGGCAACTTCACAACAGAACTGCGCCATCCAAGCGAGAAAGACGTGGGAAAGTTCCTAACCAAGATGGAGCGGATAGACTGCCCATTCGCAGGCAAAAAATGTGAAAAACCGAGCATTGAATGCCGAGAAATCAATTAGCACCTAACGAGAAAGTTCAGATATGAGCGACCATTGTAAAAGTCATATCCTCTACGACGAGGACTGCATCTTGTGTCAAGACGCCATGAGGCGAAAGCGGAAAAGCGAATTATCTGCAACGCCTTGTTCGGCTTGGGCAACGGATGAAAACCGCCATAAAAACGGGAAGTGCAAAGAGTGTGCTGCGGTGTGGCCGGGGCATAAAATTGACTGCAAATCAGGAAATGAAAGGGCACGCAAATATCAGGAATCACTTCCGGTGCGACCACAAATGAAAAAGCCGAACGACCGACATCAGGCGCGGCGGGTAATGCCGAGACTCACAACTGAAACCGAAATATGAAAAGACTGAAATCAATCGCACTGGCAGGAACACTAGCTGTCGCCTGCATGGAATTGTTCAGCGGCTGCTCGAAACAAGAATCAGCCACCGAAACAACTGTGACGCAATACAAGACAAACACCGTATATGTGACAGACAGCAAACAAATAGAACTCGCCTTCGTAAAGGGATACGACGCCGGTTTTGCACTGTGTAGCGACATTGATAAAGGACTGGTCGCAAATCCAGCAGCCGGTAAAGAACGATTCGCGGCAGAAACAAAAGCATACCTCTCTACGGTAAGCCGCTGAACAATGATTAAGCAACATTTGTAACTTATCTATGACAACGGATCAGGCAGTTCAAAAAGTACGCGAGTTCATAAGGCTAAAGCACTTCTCGCTTTCTACCGAGGATAGTTATTGCCTCTATGTCCGCCAGTTTTGCGAACACTCCCAGCGCCTGCCTAAATCTCTATCCACCGAGAAACGCATCGAATCTTACTTGTCTATAAGTCCGCTTGATGCCATACTAAAACCTTCCCCCATCCCCCGCCGGCTGCCGTTATCGCAGCCCAGCGCGTTCTTTGTTCTAAATCAAAACGAGACTGCTTTGAGCGTCTCACAGACACAGAAGAACGCTGTCGCTCCGCAAGGGGCGGCAGCCGGCGGGAGATAAAAACAACAACCATAAACCACGAAAGACGCCATGACACCCATCAAACCAAAAATCGAAACCAAGTCCATTAAACACACGTTCACGCCCGAAGAAGTCTTGCAACTCAACGGAGATTTTCGCCGGTCTTACGACTCGCTCAAATCCGTTGAGGCGGAATTTGACAGCGTGAAAGCAACCTACAAAGCCAAGACCACCGAAGCGGAAAGCCGCATGGAAACCCTGTCCGCGACACTCAATGCCGGGTTTGAAATGCGACCGGAAAAGTGCGTCGTGGTTTTCTGCCCAAATGATTCCAAGAAGTATTATTTTTTGGAGAAGTTCATCGCCGACATTTGGAAAGGCGAAATTCCAACTGACAAGGAAGTGCTTGCCCTGAATTGCTGCCTGTCGGAAGTGATGACTCCCGCCGACTTCCAAGCCGAGTTGATCGAGGCCGAAGCCAAGTTTGAACTGCGCGAGGAAATCCCACTGTTCACACCGGCCAACGATGACAACGGCACGCTCATTGTCGGACGGTTCGGCAAAAAGTGGTATGCCGCGCTCCGCGTCAAAATCGGCACGCGCATCCTGGGCGAGCGTCTGGACAGCGAACAACCCGCCAGCAAGGAGCGGTTCGATGCCGTCAAGCGCGGCTGCAAGCGGTTTAATGACTGGCTCAACGCGAATCTCGGCGCGGACGGTGCCAAGGGATTCCAAAACGGTATTGCCGACGTGCTGGCGAAGAACAAGGAAAGGGACGAGTAAGTGCTGACCGCCGACTTCAATTCAACCATGCGGGCGAAAGGGTTTGCCCAAAACTCCGCTGGCGAGTGGGTAAAGGTTTCGTCCCGCCCGCTCGCCAGCACTCCCGCGCCGGTTGCTGGTCAGGACAAGAGGATACGCCAGGGGGAGAAGCCGCCGAACAAGCTGGAAGCTGATTGGCGTCGTCATCAAGAGGCATTACATCCCGACATTAAATTCCGCGCACAGGCAATCCGCTTCCGGCTGGCCAATGGAGCGTGGTATAAACCGGACCTGATGGCGTGGATGGAGGGCGGGCTTGTTTGTTGGGAAACGAAAGGGCCGAAGCAGGCAAAAAACGTCGCACGGGGTATCCTCACCATTAAAGTCGCCGCCACGCTCTGGCCGGAAGTGGATTTCTATTTGGTGTGGCGTGAAAAATCCGTCTGGAAACAGCAGCTTGTTTTACCATGACCCCCCTCGCCGCCATGCTTCTCGCCCGCGACCAAGCCCGCAACAAGGGCAATCTGGCCGTCATGTGGGATTCTGGCGAGTTACTCGGTCGCGTGGTTGTGATTGAGGACGACGGGCAGACCGTAACCGTAGTTGCCGAGGACGGCGTGCAAGAGCGGTGGAGCAGGGTGGAGTTCCTTAAAAAGTTCAAACAGGTATGAAATACCAAGTAATCTACGCAGACCCGCCGTGGCGCTACCAAGACGCCGGGTGCAATGGCAACGCGGAAGGCCACTACAACACGATGAGCATCGAACAAATCAAAGCCCTGCCCGTCGCGTCAATCTCCGCCAATGACTGCGTGCTGCTCATGTGGGCAACGTGGCCGCTACTTCCCGAAGCTTTGCATGTCATCGAGGCGTGGGGCTTCAAATACAAATCAATCGGCTTTTTGTGGGTGAAGAAAAACAAATCCGATGCGGGCTTCTTCTTCGGGCTTGGCCGCTGGACTCGCGGCAACTCGGAAGTGTGCCTGCTTGCCACTCGCGGCAAACCCAAGCGCGTCGGCAATGCGGTAAGCCAACTGTGCTTTGAACCGCTGACTCGACACTCTGAAAAACCAATCGTTATCAAAGACAAAATCGTGGAATTGTTCGGCGACGTGCCGAGGATCGAACTGTTCTGCCGCAAACGAGAAACCGGCTGGCACGCCTTCGGCGACGAAGTTGAAAGTGATGTGGAGTTAATATCAACATGAACGACTTCCCCAAAACAGCCTCAGCCCTGCGCGAACTGCGCGTGGCGTGCCGTCAACTGGCCTGCGCCAATCTGCGGGCACGGCTGAACCGAAGAAACTATCAATTCAAATGAACTCTGAAACACCAAGAACACTAGAACAACTAGGATTTAAGAAGTGTGAAGTCGGGGATGATTGTTATATCCAGTCATCAACCGAATTGCATTTGACCAGCATCGGGCTCACAGAGGCTGTTAAAGACCAACTCGAACAGGAATTGAACCGATGGAAGCAAGGCTCAAAAGGGCTTTTGGAATTGGCTCTGGCCATTTCAAATGAATACACGGATGCGGCAGATTGGGTGGACGACATTGGTAGGATTCAAAAAATGGCCCGCGCCTCTCTCGCCCAATTCAATCAACCAAAATGAAAAACAGCGATGAAATAATTGAATCCGAACTCAATCAAATATCAATTCAAGACAATATGAAAATAAAATTCGTCAAACAAGACTGCTGGATAGGTCTATACTGGAAAACTCTCGTCCCGGAGCCAACGTGTCACTGCGGCGACCCAATAGCCGGTCATGCCTACACCAGCGGCCACACGCCAACCGAAATGACGCAACCGAAACAAACGACGTGGTATCTCTGCATTGTGCCATGCTTCCCAATTATTTGGCAAACTGAAACTCGCAGAGCGCCAAAGTCCGAATCTGAAAAAGTTAATGAGTTTGTGAAGGAATTTACCGGACACTATGAATGCAAAACACCTGACCGTAAAACGACAATGAGCGAAGGTTCGCCGGAATACTGCCCAAACTGTCAATCTGCTCGTCAAGGACTCGAACACATGAACACACCAACACCAGAGACGGATGCTTTTATTCTTAAAAATCATAAATGTGAATTAGGAACACTTGGACTTGTTATCTTCGCCCGCAAACTCGAACGCCAACGGGATGAGGCAAGGAAAGTTGAAGCGTGTGTTATTCTTCCGAATGTGGCATCCTACATTTATCAGATTGAAACCGAGCGCGACCGACTCCGAAAGATGCTCGCCAAATGCCTCGACGCCCTGAATCAAGAAGCTATCGCCGCTGACCATTGGGCGCGCGAAGCAGAGAAGTGTGCTGCGTGGTATCAGATACGGGCCGAGGCCAGAGAGATTTTGGGGATACCTGACAGTCACAAACATTCATCAATACCTCCCGTAACCGACATCCCGGAAGAAAACGACTTTTACAGCAAAATTGAAGATAATCTTGCGAGGGGGTTAAACGCAGACGGCTCAAAGCGGAAAAAGACTAAATGAAAATTCCATCCATTGACTTGACCGAAGAAAAAGAGTCCAACTATTTCGCCATGTGTTTGCTCATGCCGGAGGAATTGGTGCGTAAAGAGATTAAGCGCATGGGCGGAAACATAGACATCGGCGATGATATGGCCATGAAGAAACTAGCCGTGAAATTCGGAGTGTCTATCACAGTTATGACGCTTCGATTAGGACAAATATCCACACCGTTATGACCCCCCGCTTTCCAATTTTGTTTTACGGTCAACCAAGCTGACGGATGAGGAAATGAGATGAGTGAACCTAAACGAATCCAGTTGAGTCGAAAGCGCGGCTGGCGTATGCCTCCAAACACCGTGAAAGTTTCCCGCCCATCACGCTTTGGCAATCCATTCCGAATTGGAATAGACGGCGACCGCGACCAATGCGTTTCGCTTTACGAAGCCAACATCACGGACGGGTTGATTGGCGATGCCATTGAACAGTTGCGCGGCAAGAACTTGGCGTGTTGGTGTCCGCTGCCGAAAGCGGGAGAACCTGATATTTGTCATGCCTCGGTGCTTATCCGACTCGCAAACCCATGAAATTTGATTTCAAGCCAGCCGCCGTGAAGTTCGTCATTGACCATGCGTGCGCTTCGCAAGTTCCTGTGGAGATGGTCATTGAAGCGATGGCGGCAGGAGCGGCAATGGTGACGCGAGTCGAGGCTGACCGGGCGCACAAGTTGCGTGCGGGAGTTGATCTCGGCGGGGAAAAGTCAGGCGAGTTGCAGGTAAAATGAAAGGAATTATGACTGAAAAAGAAATGAGAAAATTGGATGCCCATTTAGCCGGGCGTGTGATGGGATGGAGGCGCGTCGCAAAGTTAAACCAACTGGATGCCGCGTCATTTTACTTGCACACGACTGACGGGGTTATCATCGAGGAAAAGGGACAAAGTAACCGGATTAAATACTTTCGTCCAACCACCGACGCCGCCGCCGCGATGATGGTGCTGGAAAAGTGTGCAAAAGAATCGTCCATTCCTGTTCAGATTATTCAAGGCATGGGAGATGGATATGCTGTTGTTTTTACAACCAACAAAAGAGGCGAAACACTTCACGAAGGTGGAGCCGAAACCCTTCCTCTGGCCATTGCCAAGTATTCGCTTGCGCTCTTTTCTAAAAAGTGATATTGTGAATTATGACTATTGCTAGACAGGCCAAAAACATAATCGGACAGCGATTTGGTATGGCGCTCATTCTTCGCCCCATCAGAATCCCAGGAAAGCAACTGATGTGGCACTGCAAATGCGACTGTGGAAAAGAATTTGATTCATTGTCGCACCCATTTCTGTCTGGAAAGAGAACTGGATGTCCAGCATGTTCGCGTAAGACATACCACGATTTCTGGGGCGGCGTAAAACGGGGAAAGAAAAACGAATGTTGGCCTTGGATGAGGGCAATTTCCAAACAAGGATATGGGACTCTGAGCAAAGACCGATTGCCTTTCGGGGCGCACAGGATGGCTTGGATTCTTTCTAGGGGCGCAATTCCGCAAGGTCTTTTTGTGTGTCATCGTTGCGACAATCCGCCGTGTTGCAACCCAAACCATTTGTTTATCGGAACTCATCTGGATAACATGAAAGACAGAACCAATAAGGGGCATTATTTTACGCGGTTTAACGGTCATAAACGGGCCAAGTTGGTTGGAAAAAGATTCAATCAATTTTCGGACCTGATTCGGTTGGGGGAAAAGCCGACACGCATTGCTAAAAGATTTGGAATATGCGAATCCACCGCCTGCCGAATCGCCAAGAAGCTGTTTGAGCCAAAATGACCATCTGCCGACGCGCCAGAAGGCTGGTTTGGCTTCCTACCGCTTGATTTGCCGCACTTTCACCCCAAAAAGCATCAACTTTGCCTAAAACCTGTCTTATCCGTGAATTGCAGGCCCGAAAACCCGCCATCCGAGAATGCCAACAAGGATGAAGAATATCACATTGCTGCTGAGTGGCCGCAAGGTGGTTCGATTTGCCGGGCCTTCCGGCCAGCCGAAATACAAACTGAACAAAACGCAAACAACGTAGATAATCCAAAACCAAATATTTAATGTCATGCGCCAACCCTAGCCCCGAATCGGGCGTGACGCAAGTGGGGTAAAACCCTACCCGTCACTTCTTCAAAGCGTTCATGGCCAGAATCAGCATCAGGGCCGAGCCGGAGAACAGAAATATTACCACAGCATACGTTAACATTGCCAGCCTTCCTCAATTAACCGGGGTGAAATGTAAAGGTCGCGCGGACTGACCTGCCCAATACTGCACCTGACCAGTGGCAGGCACATCGGCGCGCACATGGAAATGCAGCGCATGACATACCAAGAGCAATAGCCGGACAGGTCGAAAGGGATTTCCTCGTTGAAAAGGAACCGGAACAAATCCGCGTTGCTATATTTTAGCCCGGCCTCCAAGTCCAAATCAAACAGGCGCTCAAACTTTGATTCCAGTTCGGGCGGCAATCCGGCCAGCGAAAATACTTGGACGATTTTCTTTTCATCGTCAGAGATTGACCGTTCGCGTATCTTCGGCGGATACAATTCGTGAACCAGTCCGTTTGCGCGCAAAAATCCAACATGATGCGCCGGGCCGTGCGTTAAAAACTGAATGGCCCCTTCGAGGAAATCGGTGGGCGGCGCTGTCCAAATTAAAATTTTCATGATAGGACCTTGTTGGGCTGCGCGGTCGCGGCTTTGGTTGCTTCGATTAAAATGTAGTGCCGGAAGGAAAAGCCGTGGACAGCCTGCACAATGAACCCGGATTCAACCAGCAATTCGCATAACTGTTTCGTGGTCATCACGCGCACATGGCCGGTGACTCCCGAATAGCAGGGATGGTTCTTTTCCAAGCCATGATTATCTGCGGTACCCTGCTTCCATCCGCCGCGATACTTTCCGCAGCACGGCTGGGTGCTGAACGGGGCAACGCCGAGCAGCAATGCAAAGATGTTTGGCAATGAGCCGAGATTCTCCGTCGCCAGCAACAACTTTCCGCACGGTTTCAAAATGCGATACAGTTCCGACAAAAACCAAGTCGTGTTGTGAAGGTGCTCGATGACCTGTTCACAGACCACAACCCCGTATTGGTTGTCAGGATAAGGAAGCCGGTGGGTGTTAAAATCAAGCCCGTCAATTTTCGCATCACATTTTGGAATGTTGTGCCAGCGGCTTGATGTGACGCCACCGCCGATGTTGACCAGCGGCCCCCTTCGTTCCAAAGCGATTGCCTCCGCCTTTTTCTCGCAAGCGGTTATTCCATGTCGCCAAGCAAACAGGATTAAATTCTGCATCATATTATTCCTTTGGTTTTGGTTGTCATAGTCGCGCCAGCCCAACAAATCGCCGAAGCCAACAGCCATTGGGTGGCCAGCCTCCGCTTTCACGGTTGACGGTTTTTGGTTGGCTGTGGCTTGGCTCATACGTTGATTTGTCAGCCTTCACAAAACATTGCGGGCGGCGGTGCCCCATACGGAGCCAGTGCCGCCCGACAACCCTACCCCAAAATTAGAATCCTTTCATCCAGCCAAGGAAACCGTGATAGCGCGTCACATCATAAGGCCCGCTGCCAAGCCATTTTCCGTAACTCGCACCAACGACAAATTGGCCACCCCACAGATGCCCAAATTGGGCATAAGCACCAGCATCTTCAATTAAGGACGCGCCACTTCCGCCTGAGAATGGAGCGCCAATTCCGCCGAGAACAAACGGAGTAAATTTAATGGACTGCCCCACGCTGATCGGCAACTTCAACTGGATGTTGCCTGACACCATGCTAAAATCGCCGAGCCAGTCAAGACCAAGGCCCGCCCCAACGTAGTTGTTGACGTTGTAAATGCCGAGGATGCCCCCGCCAATCTTTGTTGGCGCACTGGGCGCATAGGTCGCGTATGGCGCAATGGCATAATTCGTTGCTCCCTTGAAGTCGTTCCAAGCCGTGCTTAGAAAGCTTTGAGCGGTGGGCGGGGGTGTAACTCCGTTCGTCTGAACGATTACGACGACGTTCGTGACGGGCGCTGGAATCGCCACATTGATTGTGTCAGTCTCGGTAGTGACGATCTGCCCATTTGCGTTCGTGACTGCGGTGAAGACTACGTTCGTTGTGTAGGTCTGCGCCTGTGCCGTAAAACCGATGGCCAGCATAGCCGCCACCGCCGTTAGGATTAGGAGTGTTTTTTTCATGGTGAATTAAAGGATACTGCGTTTTCTTTGAATTGCCAGCGTGAAATTATGGCGTTGGCGGAACGGCTGACGTGGCTGCCAGTGGCGCAGCAGAGGCATCCGGGCCTTCAAGATTGATCTTGTCAATCGCAACGGAGTTCTTTTCAGAGTTTGCGGCATCGCCAGAAAACATCAATCCGATTCCCCCAATGATGGCCGTCAATGAAATTGTCCATGTGTTTTCGTCGGCGGTATGGGCGCGAACGGAAAACACAAGATGAACGACTGAACCGAGAATCATCAGCAAACCGGCAGACGTTGTTTTCCAATGGGCAAACAGTTTTTGAATCATAATCTCAATTTGTTTTTGTTCTATCTTCCTTGGCTATGTGCATTTTTATCATTTCCTCAACCGTGTTTAATTTCTCGCCCAAAGCATTCAATCTGGCACTTGCTGATGGAGTTCCGGCTACATCCACCACCTTCCGCCACGCTTTCAAGTCGGCCACGTCTGTTTGGGTTGTTGCGATGGCGGCAGTCTGTACGCCTTGACTGATAATGATGGCATCCAACTTCGTTGAGATTGTTGCCGCCCACCAAATAGAAGTGCCAAATCCTCCAGTTAAAAGAAGTGCGATGGTCAACAACAACCCAATCCGAATGGGTGTTTTTTCTCCAATAATTCCATTGTCGCGCATCTGTCGCAATTCTCTGCGCTGCTCTTTGCGTTCTTCGCGGCGTTCGTCTCTTAATTCGGATTCGGATTCGGATTCGAGTTTCATATTGTCCATTCACCCTTTCATTTCCTCACTGGTGCGTAAACTTTCAAGCCCGTTGGCGGCGTGTTTGATGTCAAGATTGCGGTGACGGGTGCGCCGGGGCTGGTTCCTACCAACCAAGAACCCAAATCTCCCACAGCCGGGTCGGGATACGTCCATTGATAAGACGGCCCCATAACATTCGCCCCACCAAATGGGGACAGTCTAAATTCATTGGCTCCAAATGTCATAAGATACGTTCCTCCAAGTTGTAAAATGGTCGCATTCGGATTGTACCCATCGGAACCACGAAGATAATACCGGCCCGCCACATCATACACCGCCCCGGCCGGGATCAAATTCGTTGTTGGCTGACTGGTCATAAACTCAAATGCCCCGACATCTGGCGCACTACCGGAATAAGACAAAGCCACGCCCTGCCCATTCGTCCACGTCACCGAACTGTTCACCGTGAGTGTGTTTCCAGAAATGGAGGTAATCGTAACTGTATTGGTTTGACCTTGCAGTTGAATTGTGTCCCCCGGAATTGTGTGTCCGGCGGCTGTCAAACCCGCGTAAAAGTAATTCGCATCACCGACATTAAATGTCGTGCTGCTACCGCTCGCACTGGTGATGGTTGTCAAGAAAACCCCTGCATCAATCGCTGGACTGCCTGTAGTCAAATGATAGTCTGGCTGTGTCTGACTGAATGGCCCGCCAAGCGTCGTGTCCGCGAACATGGGATTGACGTTTGTGAGGTTGTTCCGCCAAAGACCAATTCCAGATGAGTTGTTGACCATCAAGAGCGCGACGCCACTGTAATAATTAGTCTCATTGCCCCAATAGAGGTTGTTCACAAAAAAGTTATTGGTCGTTCCGGTAGTCATTACCGAAGCGACACTCCACTCGTAGGTTTGGTTTAAGTTCGTGCTGCCAAACCCATTGCCTACTATGGTATTATTGTAAAAGTAATTGCTGCCGAAATACCAGTTTGCCGTGCCGGGCTTGGGATAAATAACAAGTCCGGCAAAGTCGTTGTTAGCGAGTGTATTCATCCGCATGATATTTAACGATGCCCCGTCAAACTCAATCCCATGAGAACCACTGTTCGGCGTAATCCCGGCATATTGACATCGGTTGTATTGAGCGATGTTTCCCACGCAATACTCCCCACCCAACTCCATGTCCCTCATGCCAACTTCTTGATTGATGTTTGTGGTCATAAAATACCACGGCTCGTTGTGCATGAAGTTATACTGAACGAGATTATTCTGCCCATAGACCGACAGGGTGTCATGCCCGGCATGATAGAGATTGTTACTCTCAATGATGTTGTAAGCCGTGCAATCATTAGTCGAATAGAACAAGCCAAAAGTGGCGCTGTGCCCGCTACCCTGAACAGCCGTTGGGTCAACTCCCCCGTCGTGAATGGTGCAGTTGTGAACCCAATTCGATTGCGAACTGGAATACATCGAGAACACCGCCAAACAGCATCCAACTGACGTGTCCCCGCCTCCAAAATCACAGTAGGCAATCTCACAATTTGTCACACCAAAGCAAAGAACGGAACGATAGGCATTTGTTACATTGATTCCAAAAATCTTCACCCATGAACAGGCCGTGAGTTGAATGGCATTATTGTTCGGCCCACTGCCATAAATTATGGGATATTCGCCCGGATAATTAGAGACTACAATAGGACTGGCCTGAGACGCGGAGACATTTGCAACGAGCAATCTGTTGTTTAAGCCATCATTCGTGTGATTCCAAACACCTCCCCTAACATAAAGCGTATCCCCCGGCTGCAATGCATGAGCACTACCCCAGTTAATCGGGTAGAAATCCGCAAACGGGCCGGTCGTTCCCGAAACATACGTCGGTGCAGAACCATCCCAAGAGTTATTGCCATTGGTTGCGACATAGTACGTCGTAGCCATCGCCGGGACAGCCAGCAGCAGGGCGCAAAGGATGGAGAGGCGAAGGGTCATATGTAAATTAAAACCCATACGAGCAGGCCAATGGTCGCAAGGCCAAGTCCACGATAAAGTTTTCGGAGGGTGGTCATGGCGTCAAATAGTCAATGCCATCCAACAGGGATAGTAGGAGTAGGAGGATGGTTTTCATGGGCCTGCTTGTTGAAGCGTTTTCCAAATGACTACAATTTTGTAATTGTTCGTGGTTGCCAACCCGCCCGTAAACATTTCCACTAATCCGCCCGCCGCGGCCGTCGCATTTATGCTGACTGACGACCCAAGGGACTGACTAGCGGAATATAAAGATGCCCCAACAACCGTGGGAGTGGCATTTGAAGTTGGAGCGCAGTATTTTATCATTTTCTCTTGAACAAAAGACCCCTGCAAAATGTTGGTTAGACAGTCTCCGACAGCAGTGCAGTCAATAAATACCGACCCAGAATTGGTAAGCAGGAAGTTGTTGGTAAATAAATATACTGTGGCGGACCCCTGAGAATAAAGCACATTTGTCTGCCATATCCAAATCGGCAACCGCTCCGGCGGAACAGTGCCGGTCAGGTTGGTGGACGCAACGCCACCGCTGAAGGTTGAAGCAGTGACGTTGCCAGAAGCGGTGATGTTAGATAACCCAACCAGGCTGTTGGTGTAACTCCTGCTACCAACACCATCTGTTATCAGCACACCGCCGGGCAGATTTGTGCCGGACGCGGTCAAGGTGCCCATCGGCAAGGTGCCAGTCAGGTTCGCTGAGTTGAGTGGCGCGGTGTTGGTGACAGTCGCAGGCAAATTCCCGGCAGACAGGTTTGCGGGATTCAGGTTCGTCAGGTTGGGGCCGCTGCCGGTGAAAGTTCCGGTGAAAGTATTGCTCGGATTGGTAAAGTAATTCGTCCCACTCCACGCCTGCGGTGTGCCGTTTGTGTTCGCGTTGTCGCCTGCAGTCAGGGACACGTTAGTCTTATCAATTTGATACATTGTTAAATGGGCCGCATCAACGATTAGAATTGTCTGCCCATTACTCATCTGAGGCTCATAAGGATAGTTTGTTACTACTGTTCCTTGTGCAAAGATATTAAGGGCTGTTAATAAAACATAGATAGAGACGATTAACTTTTTCATAATGATATAATTGGATTTCCGGCCGGGTCAAAAATTGTTAGGCCGTTGGGGTCGAGAAGGTAGTTTAGTGACACTGACCCAGTTATGTAATTAGTCATCAACACGTTTTCAATGTTGGTAACAGACGATAGGCTGGCGTTGGTACTGATTGCGAAGCGAGCAATGTCACAGTAGGACAAAAATGAAGGATTGATAACCAAACCATTAAACCCCACACTCGTTCCACCACTACTGCTTCCAATATCAATTCCATTTAATCTTATATTAATGGAAGAAACGGCCCAAGAGATGGTTATCAAATTGAACCCACTAGTGGGAAAAGCAGTAGCGGGAATGAGTCCGGGGTTTCCTGCGGACATCGCATTAAGATGGGGGGTTCCATAGCCAAAATCTGCTCCACCCAAACTGGGAGTACTAGAAGAAATAGGGCTGCTATAAATAGTCTCCCCCAAACTCCAATCAGATGAAGATGTGGCCATTACCAGAAACACAACCAATGGACACGGATGAACAAGTGTGGTATTGGCCATTGAATTGCCAGTGCCTCCACCGAGGGCAGAAGCCAAGAAACGGACAACGGAATGTCCATTGGCAATGTTCGTTTCTAGGGTAGTCCCTCCACTAAAATTATACCCGTTTCCGCTCTGGTCGTTCCATTGTATAATAATTCCAGTATTGGTTGCCGGTGTGGTTCCCGCATCAGAGAAAACTCCCAAATCAGGATTCAAATCGAGCAACAAGGGATAAGGAATAGCAGCAGCACTTGGCACGGCGGATATCAGTTGCCCGGCAAACGACGGCTGTCCACCAAACTGGTTTGTCACATTCTGACCGAATGCGATTCCAGACAGGGCTACAAATAGTATGACTGCAATCAGTTTCATCAGTAGGTTATGATGTTGGTTGAAACTGCCCACATTATCGGCATACCAAGTACATTTGTCCCAAGCATGTAGCCGGTATTGTGATTGCTGAAGGTCATACTAGGCACATAATGGATGCCTCTGATTGTTGACAGAGCAGTGATGTTAGTTACAGATAAGAAGTAATTTGTTTGACCATAAGCATTCACTGTTGGTGTACTACTCATAGTGGTGTCAACCGAGACACTTGATGAAGGGACATTAGACAGTGTTGGGCCTTGGCCAATGAAAGTTCCGGTGTAATTTGTTGACCCTGAATTTCCGACATCTAAATAGGCAAGTTGAATGGTGCTGGCTCCATCATTGTTCCACTGCGAAGACAAACCGAACGGTGAGTGCAAGATTACTGTCCCCCCAGACGTTACATTGATTAGTTGGTTTGTCGCGCCAGCGTAACTGATTGCCGAACAGTTGAAAATGTCGGCTGATGAAGTGGCAGAAACCACATTTACAATTGGGAACGTATTCCCGAGGCCGCTAAAATTTACGTCTTCAAAAACATCATTTTCAAGCAACCAGTGCAAATGATTCCCATTGTTCTTAATGGGGGAATATCCACCGTCATTCCATACAAACAAACAGTTTCTTATTCGTTCAATCGAGTTTCCCTCCGCGCCAACTCCTAGTTTGTCAAGGTAAGTAAAATCGGCTCCTGCGCTGCTGGGAATAATCAAATTATTTTCGACATCAATGGTAAGAAACTGAGCCGTACCAAAGACGCCAACGCCATTATGCTGGTAAATGAAATCATGCGCAGGCATGTCAATCGTGTTCCAAATGTTCAACGTGTTGTTCGTGCCAATCGGACAAAAGAAACTAGCGGATGTGGCATTTTCCGCCAACCGACCGCCATTTACTGTAAGGGTCGAATTGGTGTAAAGCTGATAAAACCCTTTACAGCCTGCCGTTATGTTTGAAATGGTTGTACTTGGGTCGCTGACAATCATCACAACCTGATTATTCGTAAGCCAACATTGAACCATTAGAACTACGTCACCAGGAAAGGTTTTAATCAGACCGTTTCCAAGGGTAGCCGGATTCGCCGCCAGTTGCACAATCGCGTTGCTGAAATTGTTGAGCGGGTAAGCCTTTGAGCCAAACACACCAGTTGAACTTCCCCACGATGCGACAAACCAGCAGTTTGTGGAGTCTTGATATGATAGGGCGTTCGCAGTCCCCGCCGTGGCCGCGGAGCCACTGATGGCGGAGTAGGCTGTAACGCCATTGGTCGCCAAATTGTTTGTCAAATCTGCGTACGTCCAAAATGTCTGTCCTATGTCATACGGATTCACAGCCAAGGTTGTCGAAGTTCCTGCCGCAGTTTGGGCGGGCGTGGCAAATGGGATGGCGTTGGTTCCAATGTGAGCGTCGGCTTGGGCCAAGGTTCCTGTGGTATAGATGGTTTGCAGAACCGGATTTTGTCCCGCAAAGCAGGTGATTGCCACTGTCAAAAACAGGATTGTGAGTAGGTTTTTCATAAATTTACACAAGTTGAATCCATCCACCGTTTGCCACAGTCCAGAATGAACTGTCAGTATCGTTCGTATAAGTGCTGTATGTGACCGGCGAAATCCCGTTGGCGATTGGAGAGCCTGCGCCGTGCGTCCAGCCGCCATTACCACCGCCCCCATTGCTTGCACCATACAGGGCACAGAGCATGACATCGCGCGGCGAGAGTCTGTCGTATCCGGCGGCAATCGCCGCATTAAGTGTTGTTTGAGCATCCATAATGGTTTGGTGTTAAATTAAACTTGGACGAGGGTTGCGGTGACGAGGGCTCCGGGAATGGTAGATGTTAAATAAAATCCCAAATCTCCTACCCCACTGTATGTAAATTGAACACTGGGCTGCGCCCCTGGGCGTCCTGATGCGGGACTGTAATATGCTCCACCCGCTGACATATCATGTGCTGAAAATTCATTTTGTCCCCACGTTAAAACGTAAGAACTACCGTAATTCAACAATGTGGAGTTCGGATTGTTTCCGTCTGTTCCCTGAAGATAATACCGACCCCACACATCATATACCGCCCCTGCTGGTATCAGGTTCACAGGCCCAGGAACGGGAGATGACCCGCTGGTCAGCATGTAAGCCAGACACTTTTCAATGTCGCCATCTGAGAGCCTGTCACAACCGGCGGCAATGGCGGCGTCAATCTGTATTTGAGCGGAATTGCCAGTCGAGTAGAGATACGCCAAGCACAGCCAGCAGTCACGCGGGCTTAACCTGTCTGCGCCGCCCGCCAGCGCACCCGCAAGCAAGGTGGCAGCATCCATAGGTTGTTATGAGGCGATTTCGAGTCGGAGATACAGCAATATCCGGCGAAGTTCGTCATCATCTCGCCGAGCCAAATGCCCCAACAGGCCGCGCAACGTATCCACGTCAGACGGTAATGCCGCATAAACCGACTTGCTGTTCGCCCAATCAATGGCCAGTGCCACAATAGGCAGATCGCCAACCGGAATGCTGCCCATTACCGTTTTTGCGTCCTGAACCAACGCGGTGACATCTCCGACGATTGCGGGGTCGTAATTGGTCAGTGGATTGGTTGTGTCATTGGCGAGTTCTTTCGCCCTGAAATAAACGGCCAGCGCCAAACGCTCCTTTGGATTGAGCGCGGACAGCACCGCAATGTTCTGCAATAGAGCGGCGTTGCTTTCACGATTTGGCGGCGGCGTGATTTGCGGAAGTGCTACAAGTGTCATTGACATAAATTACATCGCTCCTTCATCGGTTCGCGGGGCGGCTTCTTCCAAGCCCTTGCCCCAGTCATCACCTTCACCGCCGGATTCGTGCTCCAGTGTCACATTGCCATCGGCAACTGACTGAACCTTGAAAGTATCGCCCGCCTTTGCCTCCGGCATCAAGTCGGCGGGGACGGTGATAGTTTTCGCGGCTCCCGCGTCCGGCGCTTCGAGTGAATCTCCAGCGGGTGTCCCGCCGCCATCAGCGGAAAGTGGTTCGAGTAAAATTCGCATATTTTATTGATTTTGGGGCGGGCTTGGAACTCCCAAACCCGCCCAAATGTTTACCAACGCTTATGCGTAACCGTAGGTCGCCCAACCAGTCGTGTTCGGCGTCCCCTCGGTGGTTTCGCTCACATCATACGGACTCCAGAAAACCGGGTTGTCAGCGCAGTGCGCGTTGTAAGCAACCAAGTCCTGATAATCCGATGCGCTCGTCGGGTAAGCGGACGGCGTGACCGTGTTCGGACGGCGGACGTAAGGCGTGGCCTCACCAAGCGCCATGAACCAGCGTTCGATGTTCGGATACAGGGTTTTGCAGCCCAAGTCGTATTCGCCGAGGAAGAAGCCCTGGTTCTGCTTCACATTGTCGTAATCGCAGACCGTGCCAGTGCCGGGGTCGGTGGCCCGGAAGAAATCCGGGTGCTTCCAACTCCATTTGCCCATGAACGAACGGGCAAGACCGAATTTCATTTCGGAATTGACGCTGGTAATGTCGCCCACATAAATCTCGCGGGCATCGCGGTTGTAGCAGTGATACATGCGAATGGGAGCGTTCTTCCATTGCGGATTCGGGCGCGGCTTGATGCCAAACGTGGCCGGAACATTTTCAAACGGCTGAATCTGCTCAACCCACACGGCGCGGGCGAGTGCGCCACCAGCCAGATTCTTGCCATCCAAGTCCGACCGGAAACGGAAGCGCATCTGCATGTTGTCGCGCTTGAACAGCCAGTCACCACAGCCCGCAGCAACGCCCAAGCCGTAGAACTCACCAGCCTTGGTGAAGTCCGACGCCTTGTAAAGCGCGGTCAGGGCGGGATTCGCAGCCGTCAGCAGCCGCGAAGTCGTGCCATCCATCGTGATTTCAAACTTGCCGTTCACGGCCATCTTTTGATTGTGATAACCGGCGAGTGCCAAATCTTCCTGCTGGTTGGCCAGATATTCCATCGTGATTTGACTCATCTTGGCCGAAAGTCCAGCCGTGGTTGCGGCGGTGATGTAACCCGCCGTCACAATCGCGTCCAAACCGCCAATCGCATTGAGATTGATGAACAGGCCATTGACCGTGCCAGCCGCGCCACCCGCGCTTACCGCGAGCATGGCCGCGTCCATGTCAATCGCAACCGGATTGCCAGAAACGTCCTGCACGCCCGTCAGCCACAAACCGCCGCCTTCGGCAGTCGTGCCAGCGTTGACCAAAGACAGTTGACGGATGAACCCGCCAGCGACTTCTTCGGGGATGTTCTTGTAACCCTTGACGATGATGTCCAGCTTGCGCGGGGCTTCCTCAATCGTGTTCAACTGGTCGAGGCAGAACACCGAGGAACGGTATTCCTGGCGATAACGCCCGAATTTCTTCTGCGTCACGCCGTGGCCGATGTAGCGGATGTCCATTTTGCACGGCGCACCCAAGCAGGGGTCGGCAAAGAACTGCGCCCACATGCCGGGGTCATTGGCGCGGGCAACGTGGACTTGCTCCCACAAATGTTGGGTTTCAGTGAAAGAATCCCATTTTTTGGTTGAGTACATCCCGGCGTAGATGAACTCCTGCGGGAAACGATCTTCGGAGATTTTCTTGTCCCAGGGATACGGACGTGCGCCTAAATACGAGTGGAATTGTTGGCATTGGCTAGTGCTGAGTGGCATTTGATTTTATGTGTTGATTGTTAATTGTGCGTGATTGTTGACTGACGTTTTTCGGTTGCGTTGGGGAAGTGACCCCCGATTCGGTTTGTAGTTTTCCGAATCACTTTGTCCAACCAATACCACCGTAGTTTCGGTTGGTTTCACCCGCGCTGCCGGATTTCTCCGGGGGTGACTGTTTCAATCGCTGATGGAGCAATAATCGAGTTTTGAAAAAATGTCAATTGGCGCTTGACAGAAATGCGTTCCTCATGTTACAGTCGGAACAATGGCTTTGGAAAAGTTCAAATGGCTAAAATTCCGCGTCACTGAAACTGAATATCAGGACGTTAAAATTGCATTTGCAAAATCAAGGGGGAGATGGTTCTGGCAATGGTGCCGAAAGTCTTTTATGAAATCTGTTCGGGAACAAGAACCGCCAAAGTGAAATCTGACTTTACAATTTACGCATTAGTTGACCCTCGATTTTCGAGCAAGTATCGATATATCGGAGCAACTAAAAAAACACTTCGAGAAAGGCGATTGGAACATATTGCTCTCGCAATAAGGAAGCCAGAACTCGACGCTAAATGCAAGTGGGTTTCTAGCCTGTTAAGGAATGGAATCAATCCTAAAATCATAAGGCTGGAAAAGTGCAGCGTTTTTCAGGTGGAGCAAAAAGAAAGGGAGTGGATTCAAAAATATAGACCGTTCCGCCTGCTGACCAACCATTCGTCAAAACCAAGTTACAGCCATCACTGGGGGCATTACGGACGATTTGGATATTTGGATAAGGCTCAAATAATGTCAGAGATTGATCGCGTCAGGGCGATGGCGGTTCAGTTAAAAAACTTTCCCCTCACAACAAAAATTACACTGACAAACTTGCAGCGCGAAATTGCAAAACAATTGGGACTTGAAACCCTAACCCCTAAATAATTTAGGCGATTATCCCCTAGCGACACTTAAACAGCATTGAGAAAATAGCAGGATGAATGAAGAAAGAATAATTGTTTGGGTATCGGCTGGCGCGGCATCTGCCGTTGCTTGGAAGCTGGCAGTGAACGAATTTGGTTCACGCTGCATGGGTGTTTATTGTGACACTTCAAAGTCAGAGGAAAGTGACAATAAACGCTTTCTGGATGCCGTATCCGCATGGGTTGGCCAACCATTAACAACAATTCGTTCCGATAAATTTCAAACGGTTGACGAAGTGTATGAACAAACGCGCTATATGGCCGGACAAAAAGGAGCGCGTTGCACAACGGAAATGAAAAAAATTCCGCGCCTAAAATTCCAACGGGCAACCGACATACACCTCTTTGGATTTACGAGCGAAAAAAAGGAACGCAAGCGAGCATCAGATTTCAAACATCGCAATCCTGACATGAATTTGAAGTGGATTTTGATTGAAAATGGCGTAACAAAACAAGCCTGTTTCAAAATGCTGCAATCAGCCGGAATTGGACTGCCTTTGCGCTACCTGCAAGGTTTCTTAAACAATAACTGCCTTTGCTGCGTGAAGGCCTCCAGCATCGCATATTGGATTCGAGAGCGCAGGATCAATCCAGAAGCATTTGCCCGTCGCGCAAGGCAGTCCCGCGCTATTAACTGCCGTCTTACGCGGTGGAAAAACAAAAGGATTTTCCTAGACGAAATTCCGCCAGACAGCGAAATTCCAAAAAGATTTTTTAAGAAATCTGCACAAGAGAATGTCTCTTGTGGGCCTGAATGTGCCTCGCCAGCTCAACATCAAAAAGACCTATGACATCTGCAAACGTAATCAATTTTACAATCACAAAGGCTGGAAACAAAGTTGGTTCGCACAGCGAACACATGCTTTGTAAGCCACGCCTGAAAGAATTGTTAAAATTCCAGCCGCCGGAAGACTTTAAAATTCAATCAACATGGCTGGATGAACATGAAGCTCCTCACGAAGGAGAAAAGTTAAACCTTGCCGATTTTTTGAGGCAGAACAGGATTATTCCATGAAAAATGACGACAAAATTCATAAAGAACGATTCTTCAAAGTGCTGTCGAAAGCTGCGCTCCCGCTCGCGCAATCAAAATCTGGAAAATCGAAAACCAGCGGTTCGAGTAGCGGAAAGCGAACTCGTCAACGTAAGCCTGCAAATGCTTCCGACTAACATGATGATGCGTCCCGTCAATACTGCGTTTGAGTTGTGCCCAAAAGCCTTCAATGGTGTTGGTATGGCAGCGTCCGCGAACGTATTGCTTCGCGCCGTGGTTCACGACCTCATGGCTGTAACCGAGTTTGCTGACGTAGTTGTAGGCCGGATACTCGTCACTGTGAATCGTCGCACCTTGCGCCACAGTCTTGCGGATATGGCCGATGGCGTTGGCGGTGTTCACAACGTCCACAACCTTAGCTTGGACGCCGCCACGACGCTGCACGACGCCGACAACTGGCGTCTTACCTGCCGCGCCTCGTCCACGTTTGCCTTTGCGCTTCCCGCCGATGTATGTTTCATCGGCCTCGACTTCACCAAAGAACGGGGTCGGCTCATCGGCCATGAGTTTTCGGATTTCATGCGCCATGCGCCAAGCTGTCTTATACGTCACGCCGACTTGCCGCTCGATTTCCTTTGCGGCAACGCCATTCTTGGAATTGGACATGAGAACCATCGCAAAGAACCACTTGACGAGCGACGTGCTGGATTTGTGGAAAATCGTGCCAGCGGTCGGATAAAGTTGATTGCCGCACCAGCCGCAGACGTAGGCGCGGCGTTTCTCAATCGGATGAAAGCAATTTTCTTTCCCGCACTCGCACTTTCCGCCGTTCGGAAAGCGCAGTTTGAACAAGTAATCCAAGCAAGCGCGGTCATCGGGAAACTGCGCGTTGAAATCCATTAACGTATAACTCATATATGAAAACACTAACACAACCATTAAGTGTCGTCAAGGGATAATCGCGATAATTTATGGCTAAACAAACCTCGCCCCCCAAACCACCGATGCCGTTCTGCAAAGATTGCGCCCACTTTATAGCCGTTGAGGAAGGCGACCGACTTGGGGCATTGCCGCGCTGTCGCAAATTCCAGATGACGGACTTGGTCATGGGCGAGCAGTTCTACCTCCCGTGCAGCGACGTGCGAAGCCCGAATGCGCCGTGCGGAACAACCGGAAAATTGTTTCAGCACCAAAAAGTGGTGATTCTTACTCAACCAAAACCTGTCGAACCGGCGAGCAACTGATGAAAGAGGTTTACCACTATGCCTAAGAAAAACAGATCGAAATGTCAGTCTCCATATTTGCTTGCTGAATTTCTGGAAAGGCGACCCTTAATGTTGGGGGGAATTGGGTCGGCCAGTGCAATCATAAAATTGACGCATCCAGAGGTTTTACTGCCCGATTGTAATGATTTTGATATAACGGGCTATAATTTTTTTCTAATCGCAAGGAAGAAATAGCCTTGTCCTGAAAAATGAACGAACATTACTCACACAAAGTAATTTGGGAACAGGAAAAACATCGGCTTCCGTGGTGTTTGTTTTTCAAGTA